ACCTGTCGGACCTGTTGGTCCAGTATCACCTGTAGGTCCTGTATTACCTGTAGGTCCTGTATTACCTGTATAACCTGTCGGACCAGTTGGTCCAGTATCACCTGTAGGTCCAGTATCACCTGTGGGTCCAGTATTACCTGTATAACCTGTCGGACCAGTTGGTCCAGTATCACCTGTGGGTCCAGTATCACCTGTCGGACCTGTCCATCCTGTCGGACCGGTTGGTCCAGTTTGACCTGTATTGCCAGTAGGTCCTGTATTACCTGTATAACCTGTCCATCCTGTCGGACCTGTATTTCCGGTGGGTCCAGTATTACCTGTCGGACCTGTCCATCCTGTCGGACCTGTTGGACCAGTTTGACCTGTATTGCCAGTAGGTCCTGTATTACCTGTAGGTCCTGTCCATCCTGTAGGTCCAGTATCACCTGTGGGTCCAATATTACCTGTCGGACCTGTCCATCCTGTCGGACCTGTTGGACCAGTTTGACCTGTATTGCCAGTAGGTCCTGTCCATCCTGTATAGCCGGTAGGTCCGGTAAAGCCTGTTAGTCCTCTTGGTCCTGTCGGACCTGTTGCTCCTGTAATTCCAGGTTGTCCGACAGGACCTATCGGACCAGGTGGTCCTACTGGACCCACAGGACCAGGAACACAACAATTTTTTTGTGAAACTAGATAATCCCTATAATTTCTAGTAAATCCAGACATATACTAATATATTTTATTATAATAGTAAAATATATTTGATTTAACTTATAAATAAACCCTTATGTTAACGCAAAAACAATTAATTTATGATGATGGCAAAGAAGAAACACACAATTTTATCTCCCCTAAACTAGCAACATTGTATTTCACGACTAAAGGCAAGTCATTCTCTAAATATACTTCTATTTGAGAACACAAATTGGTGCATTTGATGAAATACCCCAGATTTTTTAGAGAGAATTCGCCTTGAATTACCTTGGACGCATCTTGTTTCAATACAAATCCCATACTTCCATCCGATTCTGCGCGATGAATTTCAGCAGAAGCAAATTGTCCAGAACATTTAAAGATCAATTCATTGCCGACGGATTTAATTTCCAATTTATCAGAAATGCACGTCAAGTCGCGAATAATTTTCTGAAAATCGGCAGAAGGCAAATTAATAATAGATGAAAATTTCACATTCGGATATTCCAATTCTTCTGGTTCGGGTTCAATCAATCGCAGCTTCTGTGTTTTACATTGTTTTATTTCACCATTTTCAAATTTTAATGCCAAATGCGAGACAATTCCATCGGCATAATCCGCATTTTCGATATAAATGGTTAATGTATCGTCATTGTCAATAGAATTGATAAGTTTAAACAAATGAAACATGTTTACACCAATAATAATTTTCTCTTTTTTGCATTCATAAAATTCGAAATTCGGTGCGGCTAAAAAAAGATGCGCCAAAATTGTGTGAGATTTGTCCATATTTATGATTCGTATTCCGTCTGGTTGAAATGTAATGTTTGTTTCTAATAAAATATCTTTCAATGCTGTCATTAAGGTGCGAAATGGGGCAATTTGAACGGTTTTAATAGTGAGAACATTTCCTTGAGACTCTGTGTTTTTTAAATTTGACATAATAAACATTTATTCAAATCTTTATATATTATTTTGTTTATTTAAAATTGAAATGCTTTTTACTCAGTTTCTCAGAAATTATTCATAACATGTCCATTGAAAAAATAAATCCATATGTTGTTGGTTATTTGGAGTTTGCGTATTCAACTTATCAAGAGGAATTGCCAGAAGACCGGTTTTTATGGGATGAATATTGGAACGATCAATTCTTATTTGATACATTGGCGAATGCATCTGCCTTTTGCGCGTATATTTCACCGAGTGAATTTTGGAAAGAAGTGGATATTACTCGGGCAATTCATTATATAAATTCATATTATTCTAGTGAATATGGAGAACAACATATATTGCAATGGAGAGACATTACGTTGGAATATCTTCAAATACAGTATGCCACCGTTTATTGTTATCAAAATAATGAAATGTTGAAACAGAGAATCATTGGTCAAAGACAAAGTCAAAGTCAAGGTCAAGGTCAAGGTCAAGGTCAATATGCAGATGAATCAGACGGAGAAAAAACAGATATCGATGATGTTGATTAGATTGTCGTAATAAAGTCATAATAAAGTCGTAATAAAGTCATAATAAAGTCATAATAAAGTCATAATAAAGTCATAATAAAGTCATAATAAAGTCGTAATAAAGTCATAATAATTAATAACGAGTTTTTTCTTTTGTAAATGCATAATTATATAAATTTATTAATGTTATGTATTTTTCATATCCACAACCATTTCTTTTTTTATTCTTGGTATCATAATGTGGGTTTGGTACCATTCCGATATGTTGCCAAAACCCGGCACTTGCGTCTGTATCAATATAGAGTAATTTATATCCTGCGTTTTCCATAAAATTACTACATTCTCTCTTGATTTGATTTATTAAAAGTTGCATCATTATTTTAGTTAACCCCAAGTTATTATAAGGTTCCTCAACTAATATAGACATTTCAGGAACAGTTCCTTGAAAATCACAAATATCAACCGGTAAACTCACCGCATAATTTATTTTTATGGTAAAATATCCTGCCAAAACATCGTCTTTTTTAATCTCTATGGTGCGTTCATATGAAGAACCATATAAATGTTCATAACCATTAATTACCAGTGTTTTATATGAAATGTTGAAATTATGACCTTGAATTTGAATTATCTCTGGTTTCTCAGGTTGCTCTGATTGTTGTTGTTGTTGTTGCTGTCGTTGTTGTTGTTTCATAGTAGTTTAGTTTTAGTTTAGTATTCTTGTATATGGCATATAGCATTTCAATTTTATACATTATTATAAACACATCTACTCTTCACACGAATAATATTATATATATTATATATTATGTCTGCATTGGGAACAGAGGCAATTGCTGGAATTGTTATTGGTAGTGCTGTTTTACTTGGATTAGGTTATGGTTTATCTGGTTCACCTGGTTCACCTGGCTCACCTAGTTCATCTAAACAAAATGCACAAGCTGATGCTAATGATGATGGTGCGGATACTGACTCTGAAACAATCGAGAATGAACCATCTAGTCTTAGTGATTTAAATAGATTTAGCGGTGTACCTGAGTTGGACAATATGTTTCGTCCAGAAAATCCTGATGTTGTTGGTCGTAATCGTATGTATACGCCTAGTGGTAAACTCAAAAAAACAGGTAACCAAAATGTTACGATTGATGAGAGTAAAAACGAAGTTTACAAAATTGATTCAACAGGTAACGGCAATCCAGTTATTCGAACATCCACCAGTAAAAAATCATCTTTGGAACGTTCAAAAGAATATGAAAATAATCATTCCAACAAAAGTTCCGAAATAACTGGTGGTAAAAGGAAAAGCAAGAAAAGCAAGAAAAGCAATAAGAGCAAGAAAAGCAGGAAAAGCAAGAAAAGCAATAAGAGCAAGAAAAGCAGGAAAAGCAAGAAAAGCAAGAAGAGCAGGAAAAGCAAGAAAAGCAAGAAAAGAGATTAAAAAGAATCACATAACAAAGAATGCGTGATGCGGTAGATTCTCCAATATTTAAACATAAAGGGTTTAAAAACATACAAATACTTTTTTCAATGGAATCATTACGTGAAAATTGTGAAAAAACAATTCAAGAAGTATGTGAAAAATACAAGGAAAACCCATATATGTTGCAACGCATTCGCAATCATATCATTAATTATTTGCCAAACACATTAGAATATGAATTGAAAAATCACGAAAAAAGAGTTCTTCGTACAAACTATTTATCAAATGAACAACAAACATTTATTGAAATCTTTCTCAGTAAACATCAATATTATTATTTGCCGAGTAGCAATTATTTTTATGAATATAATGGTACGAATTATCTTATTATAAAAGAAGACACTATTATATATAATTTGCTTTCTAGCATTTCAAAAGACCGAGTGTTAATGCAATGGAAACATCGCACTAAATCGCACGTAATAAAACAAATACGTGACCGCAATTTATTTAACTGTATTCCTGAATCGGATACAATACAACGCGTTTTAAATTTATTGTATCCATCTATTTTTCCAAATAAAAATCACGCGAAATATTTTTTGACAGTGATTGGAGACAATATTTTAAAGAAAAATTCGCATCTGATTTTTTTAATCAATCAAAAGACAAAAAGACTATTAAATGAAATACATCATATCGCGTGTTCAATCATTTCAAACATTAATGTCACACACAATTTTATGTGCAAATATCATGAAAATCATTCTTATGAAAATTGTCGTTTGTTAAAAATCAACGACAGTTTTTCATTTGAATTATGGGAAGAACATATTCATAAAATAGGATTGAATTTATTATGTGTCGCTGCACATTATTCAAATCGTTATGAAAATTCAGATACTTATATTGATAGTAATATGGATGATGATGAATTCAAATCATATGTATTGTATTTGAAAAAGAATACACAAAAGGTAATTATTAATAAATTCTGTAAATACTGTATTCAATCCGCGGAACCTGCAAATGTCATGAAAATCCAATGGAAGAACTTACATTTTATTTGGAAACAATATTTGTCAGGATTTTCATTTCCAAATATGATTTATTCCAATACATTAAAACACGCACTAAGAGAGAAATATGAATATGACGAGGAGTCTGATACATTTTTAAACATTACTAGCAAATTTTTGCCGGTTGTATGCGATTTCATCTCTTTTTGGGAGAATAATATGATTTGTAATACTATAAATACTTCCGAAGAATTAGAATTGGATGAAATTTCGATGCTGTTTACTTATTGGATAAAACAGAATAATTCTTTTGTCAAAAATATGAATATAAGTGAAGATTACATTCAAAAAATAATTATCCATTTTTTCCCACAAATTGAAATTTTAGAAGACAAATTTATTTTAAATATTAGTTGTTCTATTTGGAATAAAATGGATGATATTCACGATTCCTTTGATTTTATTAAACAAACGTTTCAGAATAAAAACACGACATTGTTGTCAATGGATGATGCATATAATTATTATTGCCGATTTATGGATGACAAATCTAGTAAATTTATTGTTAGTAAACGGTATTTTGAAAAATATTTGTATGTTAAAATTCCTGAATTTATCGTGTATGATACATTTATTAACAATCAATGGTTTTTATCATAATTAACAATTTAGTAAGATTAGAGAGAGAGAGAAACGTTGAAAAATATAAGAAATAAACAACAAATATATTATTATTTTTGTTGTTTATATACGCCATTAAGGTACGAAATTAATTAACGGTAACGGCAAGGATTTAATGTTGAGTAGCAACAATTTGCATATTAACACCAGAAGTAGGATACTTGCTATCTGCCGAAAAATCGTGAGGACTTAATTGACTAGTAATTCCACTTCCTCCGTGCATACTTCGTCCGCGTCCGCGCCCGCGTGTTTTCCGGCTGTGTCTACTGTGTCTACTCTTGCGACCATGATGTCCACTCAATTTCACAAATCCGAATTTACCCTTTTGTGTTCCATAGCCGTGTTTTAGCAGCCGCATTTCTTTTTTTGCAGTCGCGTGTTTTGCCTTGGAAACAATTCTTCCAGCGTGATTCTGCATTAAATCCGGTTTACACAAACCACCACTGGTTTTGTAAGCAGTGCCGTGCCATACTTGAGCGCGGGTTCCAACCAAGACTTCAAACATTTTGCCAGCAATTTTATATTTCCCTGATTCAGTTTTAGTAAATCGTGTCATTATAAAATTAATATAGATAATAAATTTTAATTTTACCTAAAATTTATTCCTAACAGGAGAGAAACTTCCACCGGGTTGTCCTTCAATACTTCCTAACGCATCCATTTGTAGTTGTGGTTGTCCTAAATAACAATTGCCGAAACTGATTTTTCCTCCTAAACTTGTTCTAATAATGTAAGATATTTTCATATTGGTTGAAATGTTTGGAAAGAGAGGTTTACCACCAATAAAACTATATTGTTGTTTTTTCACACATTTACAATAAAATTTATTAGGACTAATTATGTGATTTAGAGAACCAGGAGTAATTTTTATCATATAATAAAAATTGAAACAAAATAAAGAAATAAACGAAAATAAAGAAATAACAAAATGGACACGTCAAACTTGTCGACCAAATATCAACAGAAGACTGACAAACAACACATCCTTGATAATCCAGATACATATATTGGTTCTGTGGAAAAGATTGATGCAAATGTCTGGATTTTAAATGAAGATAATACTAAAATTGTTGAGAAAAATATTACATACATTCCGGGTTTGTTTAAACTCTTTGATGAAGGAATTGTAAATTGTCGCGATCACGTAATTCGTATGCAGCAGGCTTTTAATTCTAATATAGAAAATACATTGCCTGTCTCTTATATTGATGTCACGATTGTTGAAGCCGACGGCACAATTATTATGACAAATGATGGAAATGGAATTGATGTCGCGGAACACCCTGAATATAAAATTTGGATACCAGAATTGATTTTCGGACATTTGCGGACCTCTACGAATTATGATAAAAACGAGAAAAAAATAGTCGGTGGCAAAAACGGATTTGGATTTAAATTGGCTCTTATTTGGTCAATTCGCGGCTCTATTGAAACTGTAGACCATATTAGAGGATTGAAATATAAACAAGAATTCAATGATAATTTAAATGAGATTTGTCCACCACAAATTACAAAATGTACGGGTAAAAAGCCATATACTAAAATATCATTTTGTCCAGATTATGCTCGGTTTGGAATGACTGAAGGATTAACCCCAGACATTATTTCATTGTTGAAAAAACGCGTATATGATGTCGCCGCAGTAACAGACAAAACATTAAAGGTCAAATATAATTCTCAATTGGTTCCGGTGAAAAATTTTGTGCAATACATTGACCTTTATATTGGTAATAAGGATGAGGTAAAACGCGTGTATGAAGACAATGGAGAGAGATGGGAATATGCCGTCGCATTGTCATCGAGTCACGAGTTTGCACACGTTTCATTTGTCAATGGAATTCATACATCCAAAGGCGGAAAACACGTGGAATATATTTTAAATCAAATTACTCGTAAATTGGTGGAATATATTGAGAAAAAACGCAAGGTCAAGGTGAATCCAAATAATATTAAAGAACAATTGATTCTCTTTTTGAGATGCGATATAGAAAACCCGGCGTTTGATAGTCAGACAAAAGATTATATGAATACTCCTTTTTCAAAATTTGGCTCTGTTTGTGTTGTATCTGATAAATTCATTGAAAAATTGGCGAAAATCGGTGTAATGGATGCGGCTTGTGCATTGACTGAAGTGAAAGAAAACAAGGCTGCAAAAAAAACGGATGGAACTAAAACGAAAAATATCCGTGGAATTCCAAAATTGATTGATGCCAATTGGGCAGGAACTGAACGTTCATCTGAATGCACTATTATCTTTTGTGAAGGAGATTCCGCAAAAGCCGGTATTGTTTCTGGTCTCTCTTCAGAAGATAGAAATTCTTATGGTGTATATCCAATGAAGGGGAAAATATTAAATGTGCGTGGTGAAAACATCAAAAAGATTAGTGAAAACAAGGAAATTGCTGAAATTAAAAAAATACTTGGTTTGGAAACTGGTCGTGAATACAGTGATACAAATGATTTGAGATATGGTCGTGTTCTTATTATGACAGACGCGGATTTGGATGGTCATCATATTAAAGGGTTGTGTATTAATTTGTTTCACACACAGTGGTCGGGTCTTTTGCAGATACCTGGATTTATTGGGTTTATGAATACACCGATTTTAAAGGCACATAGGGGTAATCAAACCATTGTCTTTTACAATGAAGGTGAATACAATGAATGGAAAGGAAGTATAAACGTGAATTCTTGGAAAATCAAATATTATAAAGGTCTTGGAACAAGCACAGGAAAAGAATTTCGTGAATATTTTAAACAAAAGAAAATTGTTGGATTTGAACATACAGGCAAAGAAAGTGATGAGACCATTGATTTAATATTTAATAAAAAACGCTCAAGTGATAGAAAAGAATGGTTAGAAAAATATAATCGCGATAGTTATTTGAATACAGATAATACGAGTGTTTCATATGAAGAATTTATTAACAAAGAATTCATACATTTCTCAAAATATGATTGTGACAGAAGCATTCCTAATTTAATGGATGGATTGAAAATTAGTTTACGGAAAATATTGTATTCTGCATTTAAAAAGAATTTAACAACGGAAATAAAAGTTGCTCAATTTAGTGGATATGTCTCTGAACATTCAGGATATCATCACGGTGAAGCGAGTTTAAATGCAGCAATTATCGGAATGGCTCAGAATTTTATTGGTTCAAACAATATTAATTTATTAATGCCAAATGGTCAGTTTGGAACACGACGAACTGGACAAGACCACGCATCCGAAAGATATATTTATACTCAATTGAATAAAATAACTCGTTCTATATTTCCAAAAGAGGATGATGCCATTTTGAAGTATTTGGATGATGATGGTCTCATTGTTGAGCCTATCTTTTATGCACCAATTATTCCGATGATTTTAATAAATGGCTCAAAGGGTATTGGCACAGGATTTAGTACTGACATTATGTGTTATAATCCGTTAGAAATCATTGATTACTTGAAATATAAATTGTCAACAGCCGTAGCAATAGCAGAGATGTCGACGTCAACAAGTATAGACTTTCACTTTCTACCATATTATGAAGGGTTTCAAGGTCAAATAGAGAAAATTTCGACGGGTAAATTCTTATTTAAAGGTAGATATACTAAAATCGCAACAGATAAGATTCATATTACTGAGTTGCCTGTTGGGTTTTGGACAGAAGATTTCAAAGAACACTTGGAAACATTAACAGATTCGGTTGATAAAACAGGCAAAAAAATTGTGCCTATTGTAAAAGATTACAATGATATGAGCAAAGACATGAATATTGATTTTACCATTACATTGTCAAAAGGTAAACTGGAAGAATTGGAAACAATGTCGTGTGACTATGGTTGCAATGGTGTTGAAAAAATTTTCAAATTGTATTCTACAAGTAGTAATACAAACATGCATTTATTTAATGCCCACGATACATTGAAAAAATATGATACAGTTGAAGAAATTATAGATGATTATTTTGAGATAAGATTGACTTTATATCAAAAAAGAAAGGAATATTTGATTGCTGCATTGGAACAAGAATTGATTGTTTTGCAAAATAAGACAAATTATATTCGCGAAAATTTGGAGGACACTATTGATTTGCGAAAAAAGAAAAAAGAGCAGGTTGTTGAAATGTTGTCAAATAAAGGGTATGCGATTATTGACAATGACTGTGAATATAAATATTTGACGAAGATGCCAATGGACAGTGTTACAGAAGAGAATGCGGACAAATTATTTCGGGAATATTCTATAAAATGTGTGGAACTTGAAACAATACGAAATAAAACAATTATGGAAATGTGGACTGGTGAATTGGATGTTTTGCGACAAGAATATATTATTTACAAGAGAGAACGAAACAGTGGAACAAGTAATTTAAAAGAAGGCGGAACAGCAGAGACAAAAAAGCAGGACAAGATTAAGAAGATGAAACCCATTAAAAATGTGAAAATATAAAATATGTTTGATAGAATAGTAAGTATTGTTTCAATAATAACTATAACTGTGTTAAATATGATTAACGTGACCTAAGTATTCATCATTAAACACATATAATTTACATTTTTTCTTTTTGAAATGAGAAAAAATGTAATTCCAAAGAGAAGAAGAAGAGAGATAAAAGAAGAAGAAAAGAAAAGAAAATAAATACTTTATATAATGAAAACAACGCAAACTAAAAAAAGAAAATTAAGTAAAACTAAAAAAATACCATTAAAATATAAAAATATTACCGCCACAATTGATGCGGATTGTATTCGGCATAATATTAAATATTTACAGGCTAAATCGGGCACTGAAATAATGCCAGTAATAAAGGCAAATGCATACGGTCACGGAATGTTACAAATGTCAAAAATATTACGAAATGCGGGAATAAAAATGATTGGTGTTGCAACATTAGGTGAAGCTATTTATTTGAGAGAAAATGGAGACACAGGAATTATTGTTGCGTGGTTATATGACATTCATTCTCCAGAAGTAGCAACAGCAATACATAAAAACATTGACATTTCTATTATAGATGATAATCATATACCAATATTATTATCATTGATTCCAAAAAAATCACAACTTCGTGTTCATTTATTTGTAGACACAGGAATTAATCGCGCAGCAGTTCCATATTCAAAAGCAATACACGTTGCAAAAATCATAAAACAACATCATCAATTTAATTTGGTTGGATTAATGAGCCATTTTATTCAATCTGAAATAAAAAATGACAAAGAAACACTGGAACAATTGCGTAAGTTTAGAGAATTGAGAAATAATCTAGAAAACAATCATAATATCAAAATACCTTATGTTCATATTGCAAATTCTGGAGGTTGTCTAAATTATAATGTTTCAGATTTTACATTAGCTCGCCCAGGATTGGCTATCTATGGAATACATCCTAGCGGAAAATATACTCCAGAACTAAAACCGGCAATGAGACTAACTAGCATTATTATTCAAATTAAACATATTAGCAAAGGAGATGGAGTCGGTTATGATGGACGATATATTGTTTCTAAAAATAGAATTATTTGCATTGTTCCTATTGGATATGCAGATATTTTGCCTAGGTCTTCATCGGGAAAATTATATGTTTATATAAATGGAACTCGTAGAAAAGTATTAGGAAATATAAGTATGGACCAAATTGTAGTAGAAGCAAAATCTCGCGATAAAATTCATGATGAAGTCCTTCTTTTTGGAAATCCTGAAAAAGGAGACAAACAAACTGTTTATGATGTGGCAAATATGTCGGACACAATCACTGATGAAGTGTTAGTTAGAACAAATTCTCGTGTAAACCTTAAATATATTAATTTATAATACACATATATCTCCCTAGAACCACGGTTTCAATTCCAATTCTCGATCACTATTATTCGCCATTATTGGATGACTAATTGGCACGGCTAATGTGCTGACATCATATAAATATTTCAGGTATCCCTGTGCCTCGGAATATACTTGGGCAATACAATAATTTAATATCATTTGATTTAGTTCTCTCACTTGGTCGGAAATATTCCCTAATTTATTTGCGGAATATTGTAGAAAAATACTTCTCATTATAATTTTGAGAGAATCGCAATCTTGTTCTGCTACTAAATATTGATTGTTTGATTTACTATATACACCATAACGAATACCGTTTTGTATTATTTGAATATTTTGTTTTGAAAAAAATACTTTAGATAATACAGTTTCCGACCAAAGTCCTTGAGTGGGATCTCTAAATGTAGAACATTGAGTTGCTGGTATTTTATCATACATTGTAAATAAAGCAGTTGTATTGGGAGTTTTTAAATCTACCCTGCCGTTATAATTCATTATATAATTGAAATAGAAAAATATATTTCAATTATATGGATATTGGAAGTTTTCAAAAAAATGTTTTAATTATTGCGTTAGTTATTTTAATTGTTACATTATTATTTATTGGGATTACAATTAAACAGACAAAAAATGAACAGTGGCCTCCTACAATTGGAGATTGCCCTGATTATTGGATTGACCTTTCTGGAAATGGCGGACAGTGTGTCAATGTCAAGGATTTAGGAACTTGTAAAACTACATCACAAGGACATTACACACAGGATTTTACTACTCCGGCATTTACAGGAAGTAACGGATTATGTAGTAAATATAATTGGGCAAATAATTGTGGGGTTTCTTGGGATGGAATTACATATGGTGTTCCTAACCCGTGTAATGTCTAACACTCATATTTTTTCTTTTTCTACAAAATTGGCGTATATTACCCATTGCATATTTACATTGAGTTCGTAGTTTACATTTTGCTCCTGGTTTTATTTTACGACACGGAGATGTTTTCAATCTTTCTCTATATGTTTTATGTTTTTCATAATTTGGATGTCTATTTCTTATTTGTCCTCGATGTCTTTTTCGTCTAGTATTATTAGAATTTGATGAATTCGGTATTTGTAAAGGAGGCAAAGGACTTTTTGATTTAGACCTTGACTTAGATATTGATTTGGAACTTGATTTAGACCTTGACTTTGATATTGATTTAGACCTTGATTTAGACCTTGACTTTGATATTGACTTGGAACTTGATTTCGGTATTTGTAAAGGAGGCAAAGGACTTCTTGATTTAGACCTTGATTGACGTCTGCTAGATGATGACGATATTGATTTAATTGGAGTTAATTGACCACGAGGATAACGACCACGGCGAATTGTGTTTTTTCTTAAAGGAGGACTGCTCATTATACGATGTTGTCTTTTTGGAGATACACCAATTACTTTTCTTGTATATACTGGTTTTATATTGCTCATCATTTCTACACCTTTTTCATTTTCTTTTCTGTGTTTTGTTTTAGTAAACAGTTTTTTTAGCGATGCAAAAAAACTCATATAAAAGAATTAGAAAATAAAAAGAATGAATCAATTAAATCTAAACGCAATTTTAAATCGCGAAGAAAATGTATTATTTATAAAACAAACACTTGCAATGTTTGACCAAAACAAATCAAATAATAGTATTAAAAAAGGAATTTATATTTACGGAGAACCTGGAACAGGAAAAACTACCTTTATCATTAACATTTTAAAAGAATTAGATTATGATATTATCAAATATGATGCAGGAGATTTTCGTAATAAATCGATAATTGATACTATTTCACAACATAACATGTCCGATAAAAATATTATGAGCTTATTTCATAAAAAAATAAAAAAAATAGCAATCATCATGGATGAGATAGATGGTATGAATAATGGAGACAAAGGAGGAATAAACACGCTTATTAAATTAATACGCCCTAAAAAAACAAAAAAACAGAAATTAGAAGAGATTACAATGAATCCTATTATTTGTATTGGTAATTATCATATTGACAAAAAAATCAAAGAATTGATGAAGGTGTGTAATACAATTGAATTAAAAACACCGACTCAAGAACAAATTAATACAATTGTAAAAGAAATAATGCCTGAATTGGACCCATTATTTATTCAATACATTCAAGGAGATTTGAAAAAATTGCATAATATATGGAATATTTATCAGAATAAAAAAGATATATTACAATCAGAAATTATTCAAAATGTATTTCAATTAAAAACATACAATGATGATACAAAACAAATTGTTCAAAAAATAATCACACAACCATTTAAGATTGAAGAACACAATACTATTATGAATGAAACAGATAGGACCATTATTGGATTATTATGGCACGAAAATATTATTGAAGTGATTGATAAAATGAAACCAAATGTATCGATTCCGTTTTATATCAAACAACTAGACAATATTTGTTTTGCAGATTACATTGACAGAATTACATTTCAAAAACAAATATGGCAATTTAATGAAATGAGTTCGTTAATTAAAACCTTCAAAAACAATCATTTATATCATTCTAGTTTTAAGAAAAAACGCAAATTTAATATCGCCGATGTTCGTTTTACAAAAGTGCTTACTAAATTTTCTACAGAATATAATAATACATTGTTTATACAAAATTTGTGCCAGCAATTGGCAATGGATAAAAAAGATGTATTTGCGTTCTTCCTTGATTTAAAAAGCAAATACAATGAAAATGAATTGGTTGTTTATTTGGAAAATTATGAAATTACCAAATTAGACATTAACCGAATTTATAGATATATTAACAAATATACAAATGATAATATAGCTGATAATGTTGAAATTGAAATAGATACTAGTGATGAAGAAGATTAAACCCTTAAGTTTTTTCCTGCTTGGGGTGATTATCTAACCATCGTTGAATTGTCTTTTCGGACAAGACTACACATTGGTGTGATTCATATTCACGAGGACTGTTATAAAATAAAATATGTGGTTTTGATGAATTATTCATAGTAGGCATGATTGTTTTAAATAATTGACATTCGCTTTTTGTTCCAACAAAACAATTCTTGTATTTTACTCCTGTTATGGCATTCCTTATTTGACTTCCAACATCACCGTTGAAATAGTATTCTAACGTATAGAATTGTTTTTTCCCTGTGTTGTCTATGTATGACTTTTTTATTTTGTTTAAATATAGGTCTTCAAAATCATTTGTGTTAGATAATGGTTTTAATTCATCATTATCTAATGCTGCAGTAGGATGGAACCTATCATCGTTATACATTTTAGACTAATCATTTAAATATCTTTAAATCATTTCATTTCATTTATTTTTGTAATCGCCTATTTGTTTAGTTATAATAGATTTTATTTTGTTTTCTAAATACTCATTTTTCTCTTTTAAATGATTATTTTCCATTAAGAGTTGTGATAATTGTACTTGCATTTGTTGAATGTATTGGTGTGCTTGTTGTTGTGTTTGTTGTAATTGGTATTCCAACACCATTTTCTCTCTAGTTCTGTTCATCTCTTCCAATTGTTTCATGACATCTGGTTTATTTTCGGGCTTGCCTTGTGTATATTGTTCCAACATTACATCAATGTCATTCATATAAAATTTCACTAATTCCGGTTCTTTAATGAAATCACTCACCTTTACTGGTGATACTTTTACGAATTCATTTAGTCTGTCTGGATGTAACAATGTCTTTTTATCTAAACTATTGTGGATATGAGAGAAAACCAAAATTGTTTTTGATGAGTCTAATTGAACAAATGGAATTGTATAGTTTTTCAAGAAATGTTTTTCTTCTGCCAATGAAGCAGTTTCTTCATAAGATGTTTGTGATAATAATTCTCTCTTGAAAGCAAATGTTGCCGCGGTAGAATGATTGGATCCATAAGGTCCAAATGAATACATTAGATTTATGTGTTTAAAATAAATATGCATCAGACTTGAACCGGCGCATAATGCGGATGGATTTGCTTGCAATGTTTCAACCGCGTGTGAAATGCGTTCTGGTGGATAATAATCATCATCATCCATATAAACCAGAATACTGCCTTTTGATTTTGCGTGTGCTAAATTTCGTTTTTTACCTAGTGTCATTTTTTCTGGATAATAACTGTATTTTACATATGGAAGATGAGAAACAAGGTCCTCTATTTTATCAGTTCCATCATCAATAATAACCCATTCTATTCTTTTTTTGGAATATGTTTGGCTTTCAATGCATTTAATAATATATGGAATAAATGGACGGCGATTAAATGTTGGAGTGCATATACTTACAAATGGTTGCCTTTTTGACATAATGTAAATATGTGCTTTATTTATATTATAATTAGGTTGTATTATTTACTTTGTTGAGATTAACCATTTCCACATTCTTATCAATATCACCCTTATTAACACCATTTAATACATCACTAAGATTTGATTCAATTGCATCTTTGTTTGGAGATTTGAGATTAACCATTTCCACACCCTCTTCACCACTAGTAGAATTTGTGGCTGCATCTGTGGCTGATTTTGTGGCTGCATCTGTGACTGCATCTGTGGCTGATTTTGTGGCTGCATCTGTGGCGGTGTCAATTACATTTGTGGCTGCATCTGTGGTTTGGGTTAATTCTTTTTTTGCTGCATCTATGGTTTTGTTAATTGCATCTATGGTTTTGTTAATTGCATCTGTGGTTGCATCCACATCTGTATTAACAAGTTCAGGTTCAGGTTCAGGTTCGGCTTCATTCGCTTTATTCGCTTCATTCGCTTCATTCGCTTTAGCTTCAACCCCTTTAGGTTGAACATCTTCATATTTGGTAACACATTTGGCTACTACATCAATCCCTTTAGTCATTTCTACAAATGTTTTCGCTTCTTCAGGTGTAGGCACATATTTATCAAATAATCCAATTTTAATAATATTAAAATATACTAATAAAAAAACAATAATAGCAATTGACCCACCTGCAGTATCAAACACATCAAATGAGGTAGATATGACAATCAATGTCATTATCCATGATATTAATGGTCTTTTATATTTAAAACTATCTACAAACATTGTAAAAGGATCACACTGTTTATCCTTAGTATTATCATCATTAGTATTATCATCATTAGTGTGTTCATAGGTTGATGGCAAAAATAAGATAAAAAATACCCATTTTAAAAGAGTATATGCAGTTATACCCATTGATAATGGAAACATAATAACAGCTATACAGTAACCAATCAGAATACACCAACCTATCCAAAGCATCCATGGGAAGAATAATAAATTTTTATATGGTATATAAAATATTGGAGCTCCATTGACAAAAATTTTTGAATTATGAGTTGACACATTGAGTATGCTGTTGATATATTTCTCAGGTGCAGTATTCAATACTAACCATTGAACATTATACACAATATAATAAGCAGTTACAAATATTGACATTATTACTATTATTAATAAAATGATCATTGAAATAAAAGGTCCAAAAATAATAGTAGCACTGTCTGAAAAATTATTATTTAAAAATTTAAAAAAACTATTTAAGAATTTTAAATTAAAAATGGTTACATTACTTATAACTCCACTTATAAAAAGTTCATAAAACGGTATGTTGCTCTTTGTTGGGTCTTTATTTCCAACAGGTTTCTTTTGCACTTCTTCCCTTATTTCTTTTAATTTCTCGTGTAAACTAGACAATGCGTCTTTATTTTCAGAATTATATGAAAAATTTAATTTTTGATATAGGCTTTGGTTCTTATCATTTTTTATGCAATTTATATATTGTGTATTTAGAGCTTGCTCGCCATTTTTTGTTGCATTTGTTTCTGTGGCAGTGGTTGGACACTCATCAGGTTTAAATAACATTGTATCAGTTAATCCTTTAATGTAATATGTTGGTATTATGATATCAAGGATACCAGAACCACACGCTTTACTTGCGTATAATATTAAACAACCAATTAAAATAAGTATACAAAATTTGAGAATGGATGAGCCGAGTTTTATCCCATAATCGCTAATTTTTATACTATTATCTTTATTTGAATTACTATCTTTTTTAGAATCAATATCAGACATATTATAATATAATAAAATGTTTTGAATATATATGCTTAAAGTTTTTTTAGCAGTGTTTTCTATTTTATTATTATTTGTCTTGTCAAGAAAAATATATGAAGGGTTTGTTGATGAATCTAGTAGTCAAGAAAACACACAAACAACACATACTGTCAATTTGCCCTTAACTACTACTTTTAGTTGTACAAACATGTGTATCAATGCGCGATGTTCTAAAACAGGACAACAATGTTTGTCAGATATAGATTGTCCTGGTTGTCAGCCTTTTGTTCCTCCATTGCCTCCGACAAAAGATAATGTTCCCGGAAACAATGATGCGGGAAAATTGACTGCTGGAGTTACACCTTCTTATTCTACGTTAACCACTGATATTGGAACACAAGCGAAACTATATGGTAATGGAGAGTACCAGTTTGAACCGGCGCCACAAGCGAATTTTGGGACAAATGTGTGGAGGTCTGCTTTTAATCAAGAGAACAAACTATTTGATAAAAGATATAAACCGCGTGGTCTGCCAAATATGCCGGAATATTCAAAAAGATATTCAATCACGGGAGAATTTATGGATGAAGGTCCTCTCTCTTCTAATGCCTATTTTTCGTAACACATCGAATCGCATCGCATCGAATCGCATCGCATCGAATCACATGAAATCAATCAATTAACTAAAAATTGAATTAAATATACTGTCTTTGATAAGATACAAAGAAAGAAATGAATAAAAACACATCACCATTAAGATATCCCGGAGGAAAAACGCGTGCGTGCAAAATAATAGATGAAATCATGACGACTCATTTTGATATGCACGATTTCGATAACATGGTTTCACCATTCTTTGGAGGTGGATCCTTCGAATTTTATGTTCAACATAAATATAATTTACCGTTAATTGTTAATGATAAATTCACACCCCTCTACCATTTTTGGAAACAAGTAAAATCAGACAAGTGTATATTATGCGAGAAATTGAGAGAAACACCAATCGTAACAAAAGAACAATTTACGAATTATAGAAAGACAATTATGTCGTTGAATGACGATGAATTACAGCAATCAATTCAATATTTTATTATAAACAGATGTTCATTCAATGGGTCAACATTATCGGGAGGATTTTCAGAAGAAGCCAGTAAAAAAAGATATACCGCATCATCTATAAATAAAATTGAATCGTTGGATTTTACGAATATTGAAATATACAATAATGATTTTACCGATTTTATTAATACATTTGTCACAAATAAATCCATAATGTTTTTAGACCCACCATATAATTTAGAAAAAAAATCGAAATTATATGGAAATAATGGAGACATGCACGAAACTTTTAATCATAAACTCTTATTTGAATTGTTACAAACTTGTGAAAATTGGATTCTTACATATAATAATTGCGATTACATTAGAAATTTATACAAAGACTATATTATTTTAGATATGAATTGGAAATATGGAATGAACAAATCCAAAAATTCATCAGAAATAATAATCATATCAAAAAGTATACATTAATATCAAAAAGTATACATTAATATCAAAAAGTATACATTAATATCAAAAAGTATACATTAATATTACAAAGTATACATTAAATTAGTAGGCAAACTCGTATTATTATCTAAACTGTAATTGCTAGAAGGTAAATCTTTTATATTTTTTGGTTTACACGAAATAATTACAGACAATTTACAAAACCCATTACTGTCTTTTTTTTCATGAATTTTAGTTCTAATTCGCAATTTTTGCGGCAATATAAATTCAGGAACTTCAAACTCACAAATATCTTTTCCCAAATGATATAATCCTTTTTTAGATATTTGTATGTATTTACAACCTTTTTCACTGTATAAACGCTGAATTGTATCATTTGGACAATTAAAATATGCATCGTGAAAATCAGTAGTTTCCTTCTTTATTTGTAACCATTCCTCGTGTGTTATTTTAGATGATATAAAAGGAGGTATTTTCCCATTAAACAACTGGATATTTTCTATCAATTGTTCAAAAATTTGTTTAGACGAATCGGGTATTTTATTTTTTGAACTTCCTATCCATTTTTTATTTACAGTATCATATTTTAATGAACATTGCATCCAATCAGGCGTTAAATATTTTTTAATTTCAATTGGCACATCTTTTTCTGCGTTCATATTGCATTCTATATCATTTTTATAAGAGCATCCTCCCAACTCTATTTCAAGTTGAGTATTGAATTTTATGTGGTGTTCGCCAAATATCATCGTGCATTGTTTTACAACATTAAATACTTGCATTTCATATTTTTTTCCATAAATTGAACAATTCATTTATTATGTCTGGTTATATGTGGTTATATCTGGATATCTGGTTATATATTATTATATCAGTTCAATTTTATATTATTATTATTATTATGTCGCATACATTAATCCAGCATTACCACCAACAAAAGTGACAACATTGATTCTCTCTTCAAATAGAACCATATTGAAATTGTAATCATAAATTCGCCAGGTCGGTTTATTAATTCCAATAATATTTCCGGTTTCAGGATTACAAATAGTGAGTGTTTGCGCAAATGGGTCCAACGCAGGTGTAATTGTGGTGAATTCAAATTCCACTAAATTAAAACGATTTGTATTTAAGGCTCCACTAGGTTGCAAATCAAATGGATCTGTCGTTAAACAAAAATTATAACAATATAGTCCATCCGGTGCGTTTGACGCAGTTCTGACATATTTCTCAATGTAATTAAACACTCCCACAGGCTGCAAGTTCTCTCTATATTGTCCATCTAAAAGTATGCCTAATTCAACCAATATAGCTTGTATGTTATCAATTGTATAAACAGGTGTAATCATTAAACCAGTAAGTGTGCCTGATAATGGTCCTGATGTGCCAATGTTTATTCCAGGACCAATTGAAGAACAACTATCAAATTCTTGTATTGGAAATACACCATCAACAGGAGCAGGAATAACATTAAATGGAACCTGTCCATCATACGGATAATTGGTATAATTAGACCATTGATTTCGCAAATTTGCATCGCTTCGTTGGAAAAAAAACATCCAACTTGAAACTAGCCCCAATGAATCTAATTGTATTTTATTTGGTCCAGTAACATTATAGAAAATAGTTTGTCGCACTTGTTTAAATATGTATTTTTGTTCATTTAACGCAAACAATCTTGCTTCATCATTAGAGAGAAAACAATATGTGCAGTTCAAATTAATATCAGAATTCCATAACGTTCGTGTGTCTACATATGAATTTACTCCAAGACATACATCAGGAGGAGGTTGAAGAAACCGATAAAATTGCATATAATATAAATTAAAATTCGGAGCAACTCGTGGATATTGATTAAGTGGGTCCATTACATCACGAATAGTGAATAACTCATAAATAGGGCGTAATGTAACAGTTATATGCAATTCATTATATTGCAATGCGACTAATGGAAATGCCATTTGTGTTTTTAAATTAAACCACGCATTTAATGGAATATACAAGGTTCTTCCGAAAATAGATGGTTCAGGACCGGGAACACTTGGGCTATAATATGCGTTTGGATATGTATTTACACGCCCACCCGCATTGGCGGGGTCTGTTAGGTCAACCACATTTCCAATCATTCTGTCAAACAATTCTTTTTTAGCACCACTATAATCACGCTGAACCATTGATAATAAATATGCACCAGAGAATTCCTGTAATGTTTGATTGCCACACGTAATTGTGACATTTTTAATCATTTGTGCGCCAATATTTTCTATCCATTGAAATTCATATGGAACCCAATCCGGATTTTCATTTGGTATATTTTGTTGAGGCGGAAAAATAGGGCTCCAAATAGATGGTAAATCAATTGAAATATAACAATCCATTAATAAATCGGCATATCTAGGTATTTTAAATGTAAAGGTTGATTCTTCAGTCAATCTCAATGTTCTAGAGCCATCAAAATCTACACGAAATTTTTGTAATCCAAAATTGGTATATTTGGCATAGGTTGTTTTAAAAAAGGTTTTACTAGGATTACCATTTAATATAATATTTTGCTGACCTTGACTTAATAAATTTAAAAGACCTCCACCCATTAATATATAAGTATTTTAATATTTTTAAATACTTCTTATATATAATAAATATGGATAAAAATACTCCACAAGTAATTATTTTTATTATTACTCTAGTTGTTATAATTTCAGGAATATTTTATTATTTATATATTACTGGATTAAGAAGCAGGGAATGCACATTTATGAATAACATTTATGGCACATTGAATACAAGACTCAAACCATTGAATGCATCCTCCAAACAATGTCAATATAATTTACAGGATTATTATATTAAAACCGCTTATAATTGCTGTAGTGGTGGAAGTTATAAAAATGATTATGTAGACACGTGTAATTTAATTAATGTATTAAAACAAGGATGTCGAGGACTTGATTTTGAAATATATTCCATTGATGACAAACCAATTGTGTCTACTTCTATTTTAGACAATAATTATGTAAAAGAAACATATAATTATGTAGAGTTTTCAGAAGTAATGAATATTTTAACGAATTATGCATTTTCAGCTAGCACAGCACCGAATTATACAGACCCTCTAATTATTCATTTAAGAATAAAAAGTAATAATTCAAAAATGATTGCCAATTTTGCGGACTTGTTTAAACAATATTCTGGATTTATGCTTGGAGAAAATTATAGTTATGAAAATTACGGCAAAAATATTGGTTCAGTTCCATTGCTTACATTTGTATCAAATTCAACGACAAGTAAAAGTAAAAACAATATTATTCTTATTGTTGACAGAGAAAATAAAACATTTTTAGAAAACAATCAATTTATGGAATATGTAAACATGACAAGCAATTCTATTTTTATGAGAGCATTGCGTTATTATGATGTTAAATATGCGCCGGATTTTATTGAATTGCAAGAATATAACAAACAAAACTTGTCAATGGGAATGCCTGACAATGAAATAAATCCAGTGAATCCAAATGGGATCGTTGTGAGAGAAAGCGGTTGTCAAATGATTGCAATGAGATACCAATATGTAGATAATTATTTGGAAGAAAATATCGGCTTTTTTGATAAAGTCGGGTTTGCCTTTGCTTTAAAACCAGATAGATTAAGATATGTTCCTGTTGAATTGCCAGACCCGACACCTCAGCGTCCTGAATTGTCTTATGAATCGCGAGACATTTCTAGTGATTATTTCAGTTTTAGTATTTAATAAAAAGATATCATCATATATTATGAAAGACAAAGTGTGTGATAAATCAATGAGTTTTAGTGATTGTGAATTGGCTATATTGCGTATGCAGGTTGATGAAGCCGAAGCTAAAATAGCCAAACGAATGATTAAAACAGAAGAAACACAAGAAATGATTTCTATTGTAGAAAATTTCATTAAAAAAAAGGCATTGGTTTGTTATGGCGGCATTTCTATTAATGCGTTATTACCAGAACAAGACAAAATATACAATGAAGATATTGATTTGCCTGATTACGACTTTTTCTCTCCAAATGCGTTGAACGATGCGAAAGAATTAGCAGATTTATATTTTGAAAAGGGATATACAGAGGTTGAAGCAAAGGCAGGACAACATCACGGCACATTCAAAGTTTTTGTAAATTTTCAAGGAGTTGCAGACATTACATTGATTCCTTCCAAATTATACAATATTATTAAAAAAAAGGCAATCAGAGTTAATGGAATTTTATATACAGACCCCAATTTTTTAAGAATGTCAATGTATTTAGAATTATCTAGACCGGCAGGAGATACGAGTCGTTGGGAAAAAGTTCTGAAGCGATTGATTTTGTTAAATAAACATTATCCTTTGACAGATTTACAATGTGGCACAATTGATTTTCAACGAAAAATGGAGGATAACACAGAGAATAAAGCAGATGAAATTTATGAGACAGTCAAAAATGCATTTATAAATCAAGGAGTTGTTTTTTTTGGAGGTTTTGCCATTTCACAGTATTCTCAATATATGCCTGCGAATTTGAAAAAAAAGTTTGAAAAAGTTGCCGATTTTGATGTTCTCTCAAACGACCCATTGATTACTGCTGAAATAACTGTTGAACGATTGAAAGATATAGGCATATACAATGCGAAAATAATAAAACGACCTAATATTGGCGAAATTATTCCTTTACATTATGAAATAAAAGTGGGCAAGGATACTGTTGCATTTATTTATCAGCCAATTGGTTGTCATAGTTATAATATATTGATTCAACAATCTCAAAAAATAAAAATAGCAACTATTGACACTATGTTGAGTTTTTATTTGGCATTTTTATATGCGGGAGAACCATATTATGACAATGACCGTATTTTATGCATGTCAAAATTTTTGTTTGATGTTCAGCAAAAAAATCGTTTAAGTCAAAAAGGATTGTTAAAACGATTTAGTATTGTTTGTTATGGACATCAAGAAAGTGTAGAAGAAATGAAATCTATGAAGGCGAAAAAAATCATAGAATTGAAAAACAAAAAAGGCACGCCAGAATACGATGAATGGTTTTTAAAATACAATCCTGCAGATGCATATGCACGTATAAATAAAAAGAATGATTCATCACAAGCACAAGCACAAGCACAAGCACAAGCACAATCACACTCAAAAACGAAAAAACATATGAACTCTATTAAAAAAACGAAAAAACGATTCACTCGTTATCATCGCAAAAAAAATAAAACCGTAAAAAAATATTGGGAACTTTATTAAATGAAGCGAAAATCATCATGAAGGAGCGTAGCTCCTTTTAGTTAGTTTAATCTACGAATATACGAATATACGAATCTACTTAAAATTGTAAGAAATATTTGCCGAAGCATAACATAACATAAGTAATATTATAAATTTAATAAACCATATCATATTTTCTTGAAATGTGTATACATCAGGTGAAACAATCTGATTGTAATTACTATTTTTTATAAAAACTATTCCTTTGCAAATAATACATTTATTATTTTCAAGTGTGTGCCACTGATGCAAACAACTTGAATGAACTATACAATCACATTTGCATTGTTTTATATAGTTGAAAATAGATGACATTTTATAACATTTTTCACCCTCGTCATTTTTACATTCCAAACATATTAAACATATGTTATCAGAGCGTGTCATTGGTATCGGGTTGTTGAATCTTGAGTTATGAGTTATTGAGTTATGAATTATGAGTTGTTATTGAACTAAAGGTGATAAAGTAAATCAATTTTTTAACTTAATAAAGCGTATAATAATTCTTGTGTAATTATTTTTGAAAGTCGTATCGGGAAAAAATCATGAAATGTTTTAACGATAAAAATAACATATACAATACATTTTACAAAACACATTTTTATAAAATAGGTTAATTTGCATAAAATATTCCATTCATTTACATAAGAACAAATATTAGTAGACGATTTTTTAATATAAAAAATATGAATGTCTAATAATCCAGATAAAATTCGTCCATAATTTGTATTTTCATTTGTCACATTTATCATGTCATATATTTTTTCATAATTAATAAGTTTTAAATATAATATTTTCCTATTTTTTTTAGCCTGAAATAAAAACGGCATTAATCCATCAATATATTTATTTTTATGTAATAATTCACCATTTATAAGATATGGAACAAATGATGAACGAATGATGCATTCACATAGATGTTGCTTGTTTTTAAATTTATTAATAACAACCCGTTTCATATCATGTATGTTATTGTATGTAATATATAACCTTTTTGATAATAAAGAAACATCAATTGTTTCAGGTAAATTGTTACTGATTGAAAATAATAAATTTAAGTTTTTATGTTTTATAAAATGTGTATATACATTTTCATAATAATTTGTCGATTCTACATTATTCAATGAATCAATCAAATACAACAATCCTAAAAAGGAACTGATGCTGCAACCCGAAATTCTATGAATAACAATATATTTTAATTTTTCCATTCGTTTCAAAAAATAAAGACAACCAATTAAATAACTTCCATTGAAAGCCCCTCCATCCATAACCAAGTCTATTTGTGTAGGAATTGTCGGAGGGGGAGGCAAATTTAATATTAGTTTATCAATATATTCTTCAATAATAAACATTCTAATAAAATACAGAATTAATAAAATGAAAATAATACAACCAATTTATTATTAAAAATTGAAATGCTTTTCTGCAATAACAAATTAGCACCAGTAAAGCGATCAACAATTCTCAAAAGACAAAAGACAAAAAACAATGACATTCCAAATGAGTCCACAATTAAAAAATATGATTGATGAAGTCGTAATGGATTGGATTCATTTACACTATGACGAAATCTCCGCAACAATTAAAGGTAATAAGTATACGATTGCTGATGAAGATGACAGACAAGAGGTGATAATATTTGAGTTATTTCTCCTTAACTCAATAAGAAACTTTGCTCAGTTCTGCGAATCCAGCAACAAAGTGGATGCGTCATACTTGGGTGAAATTGCGGAATATTGTAATAATTATCTTGAAGATACTTACGGACACGGCGAATATTTCCATTTGAAATTGGACCAAATAAATGATGTATCTTATCTATGTAAAAATTTAGGTTACGCATTTGGATTTGAATATAAAGCAGAAATTACTGAATGGTTTGATAGTATAGATGCTCCGTTTTTAAAGTAAATCTTCGGTTTAAACCCGTTAATTTCGGTAAAAGACATATGCTTTCCGCTTTTGTCAGAAGGCGTTAAATCCGTCTTTTTTTTCATCAAACTCTCTCTCTATTCTAAAATCGATTTATTGCCTTTATTGATTTATTTACACTATAAAAAGAAAATCCAAACAAAATGCTGGTTGCTATAAATCCGTGAATGTTCATATTTCCATCTTTTGAAAATAAAATCGGCATATATGTAAAAAGTTGTTTTTTTACAACAGGCAATTGAAATAAAAAATATAAAATTGATAAAAACAATGGGGTTTGAATTTCATTATACAAATCATCTAATTTATCTGTTTGTGGTTGGTGTTGATATTGTTGTTGTGCATAAGAATCTTGAATATAATCTTGTTGAGGTTGAGATGTAGGCGGAATATAATTTTGTTGTATTTGCGCGTCAGTTGTAATGCCTTCTGTATTTTGAGAAATATCACGCGACTGTAACTGTGTTGAACCGGTTGCACTTGCTTGTTGAAGACCACTTACTATTTGATTAATAGTGCTTTGGTCTAAAGTAATTTGACTATCAGTTATCGGTGCTTCACTCGTGATTAGATTGATATTTCCATTACCTGCGGCAGGATTTGTTGGCAAATCATAAATATTCGTACTCATAAATATTATAAAGATTGATTGATTATAATATTTACGCAAAATCTACTATTTTTTTGTCTTTATCACATTTTGTCACATTTGAAACATATTTATAACATTTATTGTCATATTTATGAATTTTATCGTGTATCTCTTCTATCGGGGCTGCATGAAACAATATACAGTTTCTTCCTTTACATACACTTCTAAATAAAGATGCTACTCCTAAACCTAAAACTATGGATAGAATGATTCTTCCTGTTCGGGTATGAATGTATTTTTCCAGTTTAACTTGATTCATATAATACAGATATACTATTGTTTCCTATTTTCATTAGAGAAAAGAGAGAGAGAGAGAGAGAAAAGAAAGAAAAAGAAAAAGAAAATCAAGTCTGTTAGATTTGAATTGGAATGCTTGAAATAAGGCTTTCATCAGCAGGACAATCTATTTCTGTTTTTGTGAAAGAATAGCAATTGTCGCCCTTGTCTTTAAATAGAATCTTGTCTATATTTTCAGGAGTTGGATACACCACGACTGTTTTTATGTCAGGACCTAAAATATAAACGAAAAAAAGTCCTATTACCAAACTTAATAAAAAAACAGGAACTGAAATATATTTTGTCAACATTTATACTATCTACGTCGACAATAAAATACACGATGATGTTTATACCAAGTCCTCGTTTTCTCTCTAAAATAAATGTTTGATAAATAGAACAATATCGTAAATTTTCAAGTCCTCAATACATAGTGATTACAAGAGGGTTCCTGATTAATGCTCTTGATCTATTTCTCGTTCTTGTTGTGCTCGTTCTAGTTGATCATCATCATCATCATCATTATCTTCATCTTCATCCGAAGACCCCCAATCAATCGGTTCATTGTTTTTTACACTCAACACAATTTTTTGGTTTTTAGTTTTTGCTGCTTTTGATTCTTTTGTTTTTTTCGGTGCTTTTGGTGCTTTCGGTGCTTTCGGTGCTATTGGTGCTTTCGGGACATTTTCTTTTTCTTTTTCTTTTTCCGATGCACGTTTCTTTTTAGCATTTAGTTTTTTCGCCTTTTTAACTTTACCCTCATCGTCCTCATCATCGTCATCATCTTGGTCATCATCATGGTCATCATCAAGTAAATCTGTATCATAACTAATAATTTTAGGGTCTCCATACAATTGTTCAAAATCGCGTGGTGTTGATGGTCGTTGAATAAGCGTATATACCTCTGTTTTTTCATCAAATTCAACAACATTCATATGATATTTTAATTTCATTAATTTACTCAATATTGGACTTAAATCCGTCAAATAAATTTCAACAGCATTTTCTGGGTTGTTTGCTTCCACTTGTTTTTTTATAGCACTTATGAATTTATATACTATATATTGCAAATTAGCAATGTATTCCTTATTCGGTTTCGTGTTTAAAAACAAATAATAATATGTCTCTAATGTTTCGGTAAATTCAGTAACATCATCCTTCATTTTGTTAAAATTAGAAATGGCTTGTTCATTTGTAGTATACCCAAACAAAGTATTATTTTTTTCTTTGATAATGTCGTTTTTTATTTTTGAAAGCATATTTTCATATAAGGGTATGGAATCCGTGAGCATTTCACAATATCCTAAATTAATATTGATATTTAAACCACACGGAGAGACAACATCTCCGCATTTCGCGATTAAACTTCTTGAACCTGTTTTTTCATTATATATAGTTTGAAAAATACTCTTCACCGGACGACGACAATTAATACATTTTATTTTCAGTCTAACAAATGCATTACGCTTCTCTCTATTAGAATTTAACCCACTGTTAATTTTTTTCTTCAAAGAATTGATTTCTGATTCATATTTCATTTTTAATGCATAATATTTATTCACCGCGGAATTTAGTTTTTCTTCGTGTATATATTTTTGTTCTAGTTCTCCTTCTTCTTCTTCTTCTTCTCCTTTATTCATTATAATAAATTAGTATTATATTTTTGTCACTATTACATGAACTCATTTTGCCAACTAGGCAAGCCTGTAATCAATTCTTCTCGTTGTATCTTTTTAGTGGTTTCATAATTTTTTATTTTTGATAAAATATACTGTTGCTTTTGTTTGTTTTTTTCGTATATTTGGGCAGGAGTTAATTTTCCCTTGTATTTATAAAGTAATAAACCTCCTAAAATTAATAAAAATAAAATAAATAATGAAATGTTGAAAAGATAATTGTATACATTATTTTTTATTATTCCGCATTGTTTTAATGTCTGATTTAAAAAATATTTAACACCTGGTTCAACCAAAGATGGATTCTCTTCAAAATTCATAATAAATACGAGTATTTATTTATTATAAATCACACTCATTGGTTTATGTAATATCAATGAAATAAAATAATGAAATAAATTATATGAATGGATATATTAATTTAATTGTCTTCATTTTAACAACCATACTTTATTTTGTTTCAATTAAACCAGAGGTTAAGTATGACACACTTGAAACACCTCAATCATCAAAAGGTTTAGCCATTTATGCGTTGATTATTTTATTAACACAATTCGGATTAAATGTTTCGGCAATTATAGAGAAATGTGGAGGCAGTGCCTCGCAAAATATCGGAGTTGCTGCATTATTTACTTTTTTACCTTGGACACTTATTTTTGGAATTGTATTGGTAGTATTAATTGTTTTTCCAGGATTTAAAACGGCTTTTTCAGATGTAATTGGGTATTTTTATATTTCAGACAAGGCTCATATTTTATTTAGTGAAATGTTGGCAATCAAAGGAGATGTCGCAAATAAAATAGAAACCTTACCAACAAGTGAAAAATCGGCAGCATCATCAACTGCTGATGCTCTTATTAAATTATGTGGAAATATGGGAATTTTAATAAACCAAATTGTTCCAAGCAATTTTAAAGATTTCTGGCAGTTATTGGGTCCACTTATGAAAACTGATTCGATGTTAGAAGCACAACCATTATACCAAAATTTTATTAAAACCGAGAGAGAAAAAGAACAAGAAGAAGCAAAAGAAGAAGGTATGAAAACAATAGAATCAGTAACACCACAAACAGGAGGACAATCCAATAAGCCAGCATCAGATTATTATAGAGATGAATTGTTGAAATTGGTAGTTTCACGAGACAACGTGGGAGAATTCATGTGGTATCTCTATACGGGGATTTTAGTTATTTCTATTGTTCAATATTATATTCTGAGTCGAGGATGTCTCAGTGACGCGGCAACCATGGAGAAAAATTACCAGAAATTTTTACAAAATGAAGATGACCTTAAAGCACAAGAAGATGCTGCTGGACAAAATACAATCTATACAGTGACGGCTTAAATTGACGGGCTAGGGTAGACAATGTCTCTGAAAAAACAATAGAAATTATTCAATTATTTTATTAATTTAATGTTTTACTTATAATCATTTGTCTACTAAACTAATTAAAAAAGAATTTTTGGATAGGTGATGTAACACATTACTAGTAAATAACATAGTATTCCTAAAATAATAGAAAATAACCAGATAGGTAATATTGTTTTAGTCTTGTATCCTATCCCAAATACACGGAGGCTGCCATCTGATTTAAATAAAAATGCGGGTTTTGTAAATTGTATTATTAAAAAGATACAAACAAAAAGAATAATAGAAATTAATGTAATGTTTTCTTTCATAAATTCTCTAGATGACATATATAAGTTAATTGTCTATTTTTTTTTATGATAATCGCATAAAAAAAAATAAATCAACAAAACAAATCAACCAAATAACCCCCTTGAACGAATTAATCATATTCGTCCATTGTTTCAGCTACTTCATCGCCGTAGTAATCCCCGTCCATATAATCTTCATTCATAAATCCCATATCACGATTTTCATTATCTATTTCTTCATCAAGCTGTTGTTCTGCAATAAAATCATCTATTTCATTAACATTATCATTATAATTGTTGCCGTGTGTTTCATGGTTTCTTAATTGTTTTTCATATTGCTGATATTTATCTGTTTCTTCCAATGTATTATCATATTCTTCAGCAACATATTGAGTCAATCCTTTTTGTAATCCTTTGTTCCAATCTCCTAGTTTATATTTTTTAAATAAATTATCAATGTTTCTGCCTTCATCATCCTTCTCCTTAAGTTTATCAGTAAATGTATTTTTCTCTTTTTGTTTTATTTTAAAAACCATATCACTGACATCCTCATAAGAAATATCATTGTCTTTTTTATGATTTGCCATAATATTAATATAAACAATCAACAATTCAGCAACTTTTCCTCTTAATTTTTTTTGATTTCCACGAATCATTATTTCGTCATCTCGTGTTTCAAGTTCATATTCTTCTTCGTCTTCTTCATCTTCGTTGTTTCTCGCGTCTCTTTCATCTTCTTTATCTTGTCTTTCGGCTTCTTCTTCTTTATGAAAAATATTTGTAGGGTCTTGTGACAAATCAATATACTTGATAAAAATTTTCAAAAAGAAATATTGCACCAACAATTCAACTGTTCTATTTGGTAATCGTTCATAATAGTATATTTCATTTATTACTAATAATAAATTAATACACGATTGTTTAATTTCACTCAACACAAGTGACAAAGTCTCATCATTGTAAAATATAACAAGCTGAGAATAATAATCATAAATCATTCGTTGAATGTCTGTATTATGAATGGTAGACAAATCCCAATAAATAGGTATCTTTACTTCTTTATAATTTATTTTATTTAAAATGATATTTGGAAATACTCTGCTAATATCTTTTGCATATGATTTGAAAAAGGTGAGTTGTTCCATTTTGGAGTCTGAGTCTGATTTCATACCTGAATTAATAAATGTTTCAATCACTTTAAATTTATTTTTAGTCATTTGTTTTGAATTATCCCGAATATAATCCAGAATAGTTGTCTTCATATCAGAAACACGACGACTCACATAATTCGATAATGTTCTATTTGCTTCATCTATAGCATTTTCATCATTTTCAGTTTCTATTAATTTAATTAATAAAGTAATTCCATCATCTTTTTCAGTAGCATTAATAGAAACCAACAATTCAAATAAATGTATTAATGGCTCAATGACTGGAAAAGATATATTCGTGACAACGATATTTTGTCTATTCACTAATTGCAACAATCTCAAGAAATGTTCCAATGAATATTCTGTTCCAGAGAGTTTCATTTTGCGAATTATTTCAATATTATCATCCTTGTCTTTTTCATTAATTTCTGGTTTTGAAGTGCATACAGACAAATATGCTTCATTAATAGGCAATTGTGTTTTAAATTTACAAAAATAAATAAATGCTAGGTAAATAGTCTCTTCACTGAATATTTTCAAAATAGTTGGATAGATAATTTTACTGTTTATTCTGCTTGAAATCATAACTGCAGTCGATAATTGCCGAACGTCCTGTAATATTTTTGACAATTTAATTACATTATTATTATAGATTTCAATGTTCTCATCTTTTTGTTTAAAATATTCAATTATTGGCAATGTTTTATTATCCATACAACACGCATTTTCCAAATAAGATTGTAATAATAATGCCTGTTTTTTGACAATATGTTGTATTTTTTCTTGTATTGCGAGAGAATATTGAATGACTTTACTTTCAACAATCAATATTTTCTCTCTTTGTTGATATGATGCGCGTTTAGTATCATCTAACAATGATTTTTCAAATTCAGGAGAAATGTATTGAAGATGTTTTATGCGAATTTCAACCAAGGGTGGTAAAAATTCCTTCCATTTTGTCAAACTATATTCTTCAGAAATGAATGTCTCTGGTCTTTTTAATAAATATTCAACCTTTTCCATTATTTTTCGTTTTATTTCCGGAAGTTCTAACAAGATAGTGTCAAGTATCAATTTTATTTTATCATAAACATAGGCAACCGTTTTCTTTTGTAATACTGACCAAGGCTCAACATTGGCGCGAAGTTTATGTCCAACACACGAGATATAAGTTAATGCGCTAAAATCACTGACACCGTCAAATGGATATCCATCAAAAGATTTGACACAACCAGGAAATGTTTTGCGTGTTTGAACAGATGGAATGCTTATTTGAATTGCAATTAAAAATGTGCCAAATGTTGCAAATAAAATGGTGTCATTGTAATATTGTTTATAGGAAGGAATAATGGTTCCTTTGTTTGCCTTGTCTTGCATCATTTTTGCGTAAACTTTCTCCTTTTTCAAATGTTCTTGAATGACAATATTCACAATTGTAATGATAAAATCTCTTTCAGATTCAATATTAATTCCCATTTCGCGAGAAATAGTTGTAATAATATTTGAAATGAGTTCAGATTGCGGATTTAATTTCATTTTAGCGGGAGTCTCTCCATATTCTTGTTCTAACATCGCATCACGAGTTTTTATCCGTTGTTGTCCTTCTTCATATGATTCGTCAACGTTGAAATTAATTTTTTCAATAACATATCCACTATATTTGTCAACCCATGCGTCTCCATCATCACTGAGTTTGCCTATTTCTAATTTCAATTTATTTACTTGTTCCTCATATTGCGGCGTATTGTAATATTGTGCAAGTGTATACAAAAATGTAGGAATTAATTTCACATGTATTACGTTGCAATATAACCAATGTGGGTCTTCGGGGTGTTGTTCTGTAAACATTTTCACGAATTTTATTATGTACATTTGCTGTTTTTCAATATCATCCATGCCTAAAATATGTCTCAAAAGTGAAGCGTGTGGAGAGACCGCAATACTTGAATCATCCGCAGCGGTCAACCCAAGATTATATTTCATGTCATTGTATTGACAAATTTGTTGTGTTTCAATTTTATTGAGTTTGGGAATTATTCTATCATAATATTTCATTTTACTATCCAACATTTTTATGAATGATTCTTTTGAAATGGCGTATTTTTCGTCAAATTCTTCCATTGCATTCTTCATAAATTGTTGTTTGATAGATAAAACAACCCCTGATGTGTTTTTACAAGTGTTGTCTTTTGAGATGCAATTTGTTTGTAAATTACACAATATGTTTTCACTTGTGCTGATTAAACTGGGGTCAATATCTTTAACCAATTCCCACGCATTATTTTTTCTAATGTAATATGTATAATCCATTATATCAATTAAAATGGCATAATAGCCATCTAATACTCGGCGCATCCCATTAATTAGGGTTTCTGCCAAATAATTTGATTCAACATCATGATGATTTCCGCTTTCGGGCTTCATTTTACTTTTTATTTTTCCTTGTAAAAATATGAAAAACTGTTCTGGAGACATTTTACTTCTCTCTTTTTCATATGAATCTAATGTTCCATAATTAGTATTATCAAATTGTCTGTCAAAATAAATATTCTTTTGATTGTCATTTTCCAATTCTTTAATAGTATAATATTTTTTCGCAATAATATAAGTTTTACATTTGGATTTGTCGTTGGAATTGTCTTCTTCCTTTTCAAATTGTTTATTTATATTTTCAATTAAATTGGTCATGTCATTAGAAAACATTAACTCAATATTTTCTTTCGAATAAAATGTATTAAACAAATTTCCGAAATCTACATTTACTAATTGTGCCAATAATTCTTGATTTGTAAAAAATAAGTTAGACTCATTGTATAAATCATACTTGTTAAATATTTGATTCATTAGATTTTGATTTTTAAACAGTTCTACCATTTTCACTGGTTCTTTTTTGTATTTATAAATGTTTTGTTTAAAAAAATTTTTGTTTAATAAAAACGATTTATTGTATTCTGTAATTTTCTCGTTTATATATTTGGTTATTTCTTTGTATTGTGCATAAGTTAAATCGTCTGTATAAATTAAAAATGGTTCTAAATATGAAACGACATCTACAATGGATAATTTAGCATTCATGTATTTTTTCATTATATTAAATATTCTTTTGATGGTTGGTATAATAGTATCAATGTATTTTTTATAATTTTGTTCTTTTGTTAATTCAGAGTTCATATTCATTTTGTAATTAGTGATTACTTTGAAAAATTCGTGTTCTTCTGTTTCGGTTTGTCTTGTTGATGCCATCTTTTCTTGTATTGTAATTTTTTTACTAAAAAAATCCCAAAATTTGAAAAACGATGAATTAAGATTTGATTTTATCAATATATTTGTTCCTGGTAAATTAATACGAGAGAAACGGACAACCGGTTCAGGAAAAGTCATTATTGATTTCAATTCTAATTCATCGGCTGGCATTAATGTCTTTTTAGTAGTGATTAATTGACTTCCAGTAATATTTTCTTTATATAATTTGGTAATTTCAGGGATATATTGTTGTGTTAAATAGGTCGTTTCTTCTATTGTATTAGATTGTCCTCCTTCTGTTGTCGAACCTTTGCCACGCGAAACATATGAAATAAAATCGTCATTATTATTTACAATTGCAAATATATTTGTATGCACTTTTTTCCGAGAAATAATATCATTTTGATTTTCGTGATGAGTATATTCAAACGGTGTTAATATAGGGTTCATATCTTTAAACATTGTCGAATATTTGTTCTCTTCTTCTGATGAATTTGCTGATTTATATTTATCCATAATCTCAACCAAACTGTCAGACGGTTCTTCGGTAATTATAGTAATGTCTATATTCTCAGAATCATCTGAAGTAGGGTCTTTTAAATATATTTTTTTTATGTTTTTAACTACTGGTAAAATCCAATACAAATTTGTATCAAATTTTTGAAAATAGACTGATAATGGTTTCCAATTTGATTTTTTAACCGTTTCATAGAGAATGTTTCCATATTCATCAAATGTGGAAAATTGTTGTCGCAATTGTTTGAATCGTTCTACGGTAGTATGTATGGCATTTAAAATTGCAGAATTTTTTCTTTGTATTGTTGGAACCGTTGCGAATAAATCGTCCATTAAATCATTCAATTGTGCATCTAAGCTGTATCGTTGTTTACTTATATCAACATCAATAAATTGTGTAATTCTTCCAAAATGTTCTTTTCCGAATTCCACCTGATTTGCCTTTAAAATAATTCTGTGAAGTTTTGCTGTAATATTTTCTGGTAGTGCTTCTATTTCTATTTCTTTTTCTTCTGCGTCTTTTTCTTTTTCTTCTTTGTCCTCTGGTTGAACTCCTTTGTCCTCTGGTTGAACTCCTTGGTCCTCTGGTTGAACTCCTTGGTCCTCTGGTTGAACTCCTTGGTCCTCTTGTGGTTGTTGGTCTTTTACTATTTCATCTCTAATTTCAAGTGTAACATTGTCTACCATGCCTTTGTATTCAAAATTCAAAAAAATGATATTATTGGAAGGAAACAGTTTAATTTCAATCATGTCCTGTTCAAGGTTTGTAATTTCGCCAGTTTCTATTTTGGGCAAGTCACCTTCAAATAAAATATTTAACCACGTTCCAGGTAATAATTTATTTTGTCTGGCATAACTAGGAGTTTTATTACGAAACAAGAGAGAAATCACGTCAATCGTGTCATCCTCAATTGTCATGTCCTTCTTTATTTTTAACACAGTAGTAGTCATGGATGATAAATTAATTAATTTTATTTTGGAAGCATCAATATAATTGATGAAAAAAGTATAACCATTTAATGTCGTATTTGTTGGGTCGTGCAATTTAATTACATCTCCTAATTGTAATTGCATTAATACGTGATTGACGCCTTCTATACTTTCTCTTTTTTTTTCTTCTCCCTTTTCTTCTCCCTTTTCTTCTTGTTTCTCTTCTTGTTTCTCTCGTTCTTCTTGTTTCTCTCGTTCTTCTTGTTTCTCTCGTTCTTCTTTCTCTTGTTCTGCCTTTTCTCGTTCTGCCTTTTCCCGTGATTCTTCTAACAAAGTAATATCAATTTTATTTTGTTTTAAATCTTCTTTGATTTTTCTATATTTTTCTTTTTCTGCATTTTTATCTGTTTTTGATGCGGTTTCAAGTAATTCTTTGCGTTTTTTTTTCAATTGTTTTAGTTGTTTCTCATAATCATAATCTATTTCTTTCACTTGCGATGGAACTTTTTTCAATAAACGCTCAGCTTCGCGTTTTTCTTTTTCTATTGTAAATAAAGCAATGTCTTTTTGATTTATTTTCAGTTCTTCTTTGATTTTTTTATATTTTGCTTTTTCTGCAATTTTATCTGTTTTTGATGCGGTTTCATATAAAGTTTTGCGTTGTTTTTCTAATTCTTCCAGTTTTTTATCCAATTCGTAATCATTCAATTGCATCTATATTTATACTAGAAAATATAAATGATGATAACTTACAACTTACTAAACAAATCAAGTAAAATCAATAAAATAATATAAAGCAACCTGTATAATATATATAACAACTAAGTAATATGACCACAAATTTGGCAATGATACCACATTTTTTTGATTCTGCTTTTCTCTCTTCCAAAGTAAAATTTACAAAACAACAAAATTATACTTTTATGAATTACATTAAACCTAACTTAGAATGTAACAGTTTGTATGGGTTGTGTCGTTCAATTATAATAAATGATAATAAAGAAGTTGTATGTTATTCTCCGCCTAAATCTATGACATACGATTTTTTTATGGAGAGAGAAATGAATGAAGACGTGGTTGGAATGGAATTTATTGAAGGAACAATGATTAATGTATTTTGGCACGCTGAAACCTGGGATTTTTCTACTAAATCTGTGTTAGGTGGGAAAAACAAGTTTTATACGAATGCTAAAACATTTAAAATGATGTTTGACGATGCGTGTAAAGAAACTAATTTAAACATTGAAACTTTGGACAAAACAAAATGTTATAGTTTTGTATTACAGCATCCGGAAAATAGAATTGTAATTCCATATGATAAACCCCATTTATATTTGATTTCTGTATATTGCATTAAAAATTCATTTGATGAGTTGGGTGTAACAAACAATGTTGTTATTGAACACACGCATCCTCTTGAACTTCAAAAATGGGAATGTTGGGAAAAAACGTCAATTAAGTTCCCTAATATTTTCGATTTGTCAAAAATATCAATTTCAACAATGATATATGAACACGCCTGTCCGAATGGAAATACCCCATTTGATATTGTAGGGATTATCTTTTATAATGTTAAAACTGGAAATAGAACAAAAGTTCGTAACATAACTTATGAAAAAGTTAAACAATTGCGTGGAAATCAGCCAACATTGGAATATCAATATTTATGTTTAAGACAAGAAAATAATGTTTCCGAGTTTTTAAAATATTATCCAGAAACCAAACCTTATATTACAATTTGTAGAAATAAGCTTCATCTTTTTACAAAAGACTTGTTTACAAATTACATCTCGTGTTTTATTAAAAAAGAAAAGAAATTGATAGAATATTCAGGTAAACATAAATGTCATATGTATAATCTGCATAAATTATATACCCTTGAATTAAAGAGTAAAAAAATGTATATAACATTTCAATTAGTAAAAGAATATGTAAATACATTGGCTCCTGCGTTATTGTTACATTCACTCAATTACGAAATGAATCGTGGACATCTACAACATATATAATGCATATCACACATAATTTATATCACACATAATTTATATCACACATAATTTATATCACACATAATAATTTGAATCATTACTAATTTAATTCAAATTATTCAAATACTTATATTACACATTAATCGGTCTAAAAGTATTGCATTATTGTATTATATACTTTAATAGATTCAGTAATACATATCTGCAAATGACCTTTGATAATAGATGGATTTATCGGTTCTTTGTATGCAACCCGAATAATACTATGAGAGTCGTGTGGATGAAATTTTTTGAATCCACAATATGTTAATGCGTTACTCTTTGGTGGTGGTGTATTTGACGATGACTCACCTTGACCCATTTTTTTATCACTTTTTTTAATATTATTGCTATTTTCATAAAAGAATGTATACAACATATATTCTATGATTTTTCCAATAGTATAATCTTCATTTTCTAAGGTAATGTCATAACAATTCGCCATTGTATTTTGTGACGACTCAATGCTCAATTCATTTGATTCAATAATATCATTCAATTCAGTCAATCTTTCTTTTAATACATTGCACGCAGTTGTTATCAGTTGTTTAAATGAAAATACTCCAACACTTTCTATAATAAATTCAAAACTATCTGGAACGGTCAATCTAAACGCATCTAACAACAACCAATTTTTCTTTTCAAATTCTATTTCTTTTATCTCCATTCCAGCATCTCTCCATATTTGAAGTTTTTTCGCCAATTCAGTTTCAATCAATGTCAAATCTTGTGTAAACCCATATGCACAAGTAGACACCACATTAAACATTCCATCTTCTTTACACGTGCCAAGAGATAACTCACACGTCATATGGAGTTTTTCACCAGGCAATTCATCAGATATTTTGGGTCTTAATCTGACAAAATCAATATAATAATTTGTATGAGAATTTGGCGGGAAAATATCCCTGGTATCTTTTTCAGACAAATATGTATTGGTTGTCTTATCTTTTAGTTTAAAATGTTCTGTAGTCACATACATTATACTATCTGTTTCATTGACTTCATTCACTTCCATTATCAAATTTTCGAAAGGTATGTTTAAATCATCAATATGAATAGGAATGCAGCTCAACCTTTGTTTAATAACTTCATTGTTCAAGCGAGAAGTATTTGAGATAATGGTTGCTTTATTTTCTTCATAAGGCGATGTTTTAAATACAACTGTAGGTATGTCAGAAATAATAGTTCTTCGCAATGCATTTGATAAACTTACATTTACACCACTCAATCTAAATCGCAAGACATTATCACTTTGTTCAACATTTTCAATTTTGGGATTCATTGATTAATTATAGTTAAAGAATATATTTAATATTATTTCAAATCAATTTTTATTTAATAATGAGTTAAAAATTCATATCAATTAACTTTAGATAAAATAAGATGAGTTCTATTTTGTATTATAGCAATTATTGCGAACATTCTAAATCTCTGCTACAAAGCATTACTAAGAAGACACTAACAAAAGATATTCATTTTATTTGCATTGATAAAAGAATGAAAGATACAAATAATAAGATTTATATCATTCTGGAAAATGGGCAAAAAATTATTATGCCTGAAAACATCAATCGTGTTCCTGCTTTGTTATTGTTAAATCAAGGATACAAAGTGTTATATGGAGAATCTATATTACAACATTTTAAACCGGTTCAAGAAACTAATGTGAAAACGGCAACCTTGAATAATTTAGAACCGTCATCCTTTTCATTAGGTGGAAATGGAATGTTTGGTGGAATTGTATCTGACCACTATAGCTTTCTAGATATGAACACGGATGATTTGTCTGCGAAAGGTTCTGGAGGCATTCGACAAATGCATAATTATGTTGATTTGTATTATAGTGATAATATTTCTACTCCACAAGATGAGCAAGAATATAAAAATTCAAATAAATTATCATCTGAGGTAACAGTTGAAAAATTGCAACAACAAAGAGAACAAGAATTTCGTAATGCAAAACATTAAGTCATCATTTACTTCTTTTTAGGCTTTTGCGTCGCCGTCGCCATACCTTCATATATTCCCATTCTCATTGATAATTTCCACACCATATTACACGTCAAATAGACAATTACAGCAAATATGAGGGCGTGTGTTGCAGCAACAGTCATCTTATTTCCATTAGGAGGCAACCTTACCAAGACATTCGGAGTCAATATGAAAAACAATAATGCGAGATAAAGAGCAACAAGCCAATTCATTATAAATAATAGACATATTATATTTTTTACTAAATATATTAAAAGAATTGAATTACTATTTACTAATATAATGTCAATCTTAACCGCATTTAATGACCATTTTTTTGAATTTGTGAATGCTATTCAAGAAATTTTTCCTGACGATCATGATTTGCTTGTTTCAAAAAATTCATTAATGTTAGTTCGTAAAGCAAATCCAAAAATGATTGTGAAAATATGGAATGCTTATGTTGTTGGAAAATACAAGTCAGAAATTGAAGCAGGTAATTTGGATTTCTTTATAAATAAAGATTATTCAAGTGATTTTATAAATGCAAATAATTCAGATAAAATAATAGAGTCGATTGATAGATTTAGACAACCTATAAAAAATATGAGCGAACAAAACAAACTAAAATCTATAAAATATATTCAAAATTTGACAAAATTGGCGGCTTTATGTGAAATATAAGTATTTCGTTATTTTAATATAAATAAAGAACATTCTTTATATTAAATGTCAGTGTCAACAGTTCCTCCAGAATTTTCTAAAATTTTGAATGATTTTATTAAAGACCTTTATACTACCTTTCCTGAATACATACCATTTATTGAAAAATGGAGAAAACCTGTTCATTGTTTTCAGTATATTCAAAATTTGGAAGAGAGAAACAATGCCATTGAAAAATCAAACAAAACAAGTGATGAATATATATTTCAATTTTGTTCGAAAAAATACCCTCCTAGATTTTTCGATTTTTTATATAAAAATGAAGATATATTTAAAGAAGACAGTGAGATAGACACTGAATTTTTACCACACGTTTATTTTAAATCATTATGGCAATGTGACATAACAGAACAAACGCGAGAAACAATGTGGAAATATTTACAATTGATTTTATTTACAATTACAGGAATGGTAAAACCAGATTTCAATAATATACAGGTAAATGAAGACGAGTTTAAGGAGAAATTAGAAGAAACCCTCGGTCAAATACAGGAATATTTTCAAAGTAACTCGGCATCGGCAACAGCATCGGCATCGGCATCAGCAACATTCTCATCAGAGTCAGAAATGGATGAAAACATTGCCGGATTACTTGGAGGAAAATTAGGCAACTTGGCAAAAGAAATTGCAGAAGAAACAGCGGGAGACCTTAATCTAGATATGGAAAACGTCACTGATATGAATGATGTTTTTCAAAAATTATTCAAAAATCCAGGTAAATTAATGGGATTGGTGAAAAATGTTAGCGACAGATTAGATGTGAAATTAAAAGACGGTGATATTAATGAAAAAGAATTGATGAGTGAAGTCGGAGATTTAATGAGCAAAATGAAACATATGCCTGGAATGGATAACCTTCATTCAATGTTGGGGAAAATGGGAATGCCAGGACAAGACTCTATTAAACAAAGGATGGGACCACCAAGACCAACTGCACCGACAAGACCACCGACACCTATGCCCTCCTCAACAAAAAAACCGAAAACAACAGAACAAACAACACAACAAACAACACACCAAACAACACAACAAAAACATATGGATGCTTTAACTGATGCAGAATTAGAAAATATATTTAATGAGGTAGACAAACCAGTAAAAATAGCACGAGAGAAAAAACATAAAAAATAAATTGTCAAATATTATATATATGACAGTTCCATTTTGGGTAAATGAACCATCAGTATTATTTAATAAAACATATGTATTTGAATTATTTCCAACATCTAAGATGTCGTATAACAGACAAATGAATTCCATCTCAAGATTGATTATATTATTAACAATTGTTGGTTATTTAATAACATTGTCGCTGAAATTGATTTTTATAAGTATAGCAACATTGTTTATTATTTTTCTAGTGCATCAACAAAAAGGAAAAAAAGAAGGATTCTCTCAACCACAAGTGTATAAATCAACTTGTATAGGAAATACTTGTGGAGAAAATGATTCAATTGTAAATCCTGAAACATTACAATCTTTTGCAAGAAATGAATTTAAAGAGGGCAATAAAAAAAACCCATTTTCAAATGTATTGTTAACTGAAATACTAGATGATCCAAACCGTAATGCAGCTCCGCCATCTTTTAATCCATCTATTGAAGAAGATATTACTACAAATGTGAAACGGTCAGTTCAAATGATGAATCCAGGCATTGATAATACAAATAAACAATTGTTTAGTGATTTAACAGATAAATTCTATTTAGATCAATCAAATCGTGCATTCTTCAGCACCGCAAATACTCGTGTATCCAATGACCAAACCGCTTTTGCAAATTTTTTATATGGAGATTTGAAATACTCTGCTAAAGAAAGTACGCCTGAAGGCGCGATTACTCGAGTCAAGGATAGTTATAGATATACCCTTTATTAGTGATTCAAACAATGTAAGAGAAGACACAATTTATGAAATAAAAAATTGATTTATATAAGTTTATAATTTAAACTTATATAAAATGAAACAATCAAAGGGATTAAAACGCAATACAATTGATAAATATTATACAAAGGATGTTGTTGTCGATTTGTGTTTAAATCTCATTAAAAAATACATACAAATAAACACAGATGACTTAATTATAGAACCAAGTGCTGGCAATGGCTCTTTTATTGCAGGAATTAAATCATTCACAAATAATTTTCACTTTTATGATTTAGAACCTGAAAATAACGAAATCATGAAACAGGATTATTTGCTATACGACCATGATAATATTAAGGGTATGTTTGAGAAAATACATGTAATAGGCAATCCTCCATTTGGTAGACAATCTTCACTAGCAATTAAATTTATAAAAAAATCGTGTGAATTTTGCAATAGTATTTCATTTGTATTACCTAAAAGTTTCAAAAAAGATAGTTTAAAAAAAACATTTCCATTAAATTTTCATCTTATATTTGAAATTGATTTACCTGAAAAATCGTTTTTAGTAGATGGACAAGAACATAATGTAGAAACTATATTTCAAATTTGGGAAAAGAAAGACGCAAAAAGAATGGCAATTGAAAAATTAAAACCATTTAATTTTATGTTTGTTGATAAAACAGAAAATCCTGATATTTCATTTCGCCGAGTTGGTGTTAATGCCGGGATAATAGATATCAAAATTGACGAAAAAAGTATTCAATCACATTATTTTATAAAATTTACAAATGGTAAATCTATTAATGATAATATAACACAATTGTCTACAATAACATATGAGTTTAACAATACAGTTGGACCTAAATCTATATCAAAACAAGAATTAATAGTTAAATTTAATCCATTATTAGAATGTTAATTGAAATATGAAGTAATAATATTTTGTAGATTCTTTAGATAACATAATGTATTATTTGTAAAACCCATCTCAAATAACTTATATGCTTTATTTTTTTTACTTTTAAAATGTATTTCATTGCAAACTACACATAATAATTTACTGTTTTCATTATTATGTTTATTATTCTCTAAATATTTAGAACCTCTGTTAAGTTGCTGTCCTCCTCCCCATAAATCCAGCTGATTCATTCCAATTATAATTTTATTCGTTGTTTTTTCTAGAACATACCAATCAGGTATTTCAGTAGTGAAATACCCATCGCACTTTTTTTCAAAACAAATTTCAAATCTCTCTACATTTAACTCCAAATTTATAATAAATTTTTTTACTATATTATTAAACCTATTTCCTCTTATAACTCCTTTTGTTCCTGCTGGGATTAGTTGTAATAAATATTCTTGTATTATTTGTTGTTTTGTTTCTTCATCCATATATTTTTCTAATACGCATCCAAGTTTGTTTATTTCATTTTTAACAGAATTACATTTTTTATATTCATACATTAATTTTACATCAGTTAATTCTTCCAAAGTTTCATAACAAATTTCGTGTTTTATTCTTGAATTAATTTCTTCCATAGATAATTCAGATTTAGATTGTTCTGTCATATTATAATATTATAAATTTCAAGTTGTTTAAGCATTTCAATTTTTATAAATTAATTGATATACCTTGTTCATAAAGTAATGAATATAAATTAATATAAATCCATAAGTTTTCTCTCTTTACTCTCAAATATTTAGTAGAAACAATGAAATAATTAGTAGAAAATAATGTATAATATATATAAATGGCGAATGTTTATGGATATACTTTTGATAATATGTCAAGAATAGGAATTGATTCATGTTGCCAATCTCAAGATGATTTGCAAAATGTCGGATATAGTAATTATATGCTTCAAAATTATTTCGCTTCAGATTGTTCAATGAAAAAACCGCGTGAATTGGCGACTTCACAACCTGGAATAATGTATAATGGAGGTTATCAAGTCGGTGCTGGAGGTTGCAATATTAATGATAGTTCTAATTTACAAATAGGAACAATTCAAACACATCCAAAATCAAAAATTGATTTATTTCACCGTCCATTTGCAACAGTTCCTTATTTAGGGCGTGGTTATGTGAATCCTGTCATTGAATCGCAAGTTCAACAAGGCGAACAAATGATTAATAAGAAAAGTGTGAATAATTTGAGTGAAAAAAGTTATATTTCATATCATTCTACACCTCTTCTCTCTAGTGTAAAAGAGAGAATGTCTAATCCAGCATATTCTGTGGAAGGTGTTGCTTCACAGGGATGGATCCGTGGAGGCGTTCCATCAAGAGAATTAACACGTGATGACTCTTTTATGAAATAAGTATTCATCTTAAGAAAGTGGGTTTATTGTGTTATTTTTTTTTCAGACAATGTAATAAATGATTGATTTGTTAGATATTACATTGTTAACTATCTCCGGAACAGATGATACAAATATGTTTTTGGAACATTTACGTTCACTATGTTATAGTAAAAAACACATAAATTTTGGAAAAATAAAAATACTCAGTCCTATTAAACCAATAGAAGTGTTGGATGATATAGAATATGTAAAAATTAAAAATTTGTCTTATGGAGAATATAGTGATTTTATTATTAGAGAATTAAATAGTTATGTTGATACGAAATATGTATTGATTGTTCAAAGTGATGGGTTTGTTACAAACATAGATAAATATGATGACAGTTTTCTTAAATATGATTACATTGGTGCTCCTTGGAAAAACATTGCTCACTATAATGGCATAAGAGTTGGAAATGGTGGATTTTCTTTAAGAAGTAAACGATTTCTTGAAATTTGTCAGAAATATTGTCCGATACACGGTTTTAATGAAGACCATTTGGTATGTATTACTTATCGCAATATTTTTTTAAATAATGGAATAAAATATGCGCCTCTAGAAATTGCTTCTTTGTTTTCTTATGAAAGCAGTGAATGTGATAACAATATAACTTCGTATGATACCTTTGGCATTCACGGAAAAAATGATTGTTATAAAAAAATAGTCGAATCTAATGAATGGAAAAATATATTGCAACTAAAGCGTTGTATGTAACATAATTATAATACATATAATACATATAATACATATTATGGAAAACTATAATACAAAATATGTATGCACTTATAGCGATGCAGATGAAGATGATGAACCATATAGACAAGATTTATTGAATATTTTTGGAATACAAGAATTCAATGAAGAAATTATCAATAATTCATTGACCATTTTATTTCACACATTAAAACATAATGAACGCATGTTGAAATGCATGAAACAATTGGCGTCCAGAATTATCTCAGAAAATGCCGAAATCGGAATGGTGTTTTTATATTCTTTTGGTTATATGGAGAAAACTCATGCGTGTGTCTGTGAATTCTTAGAAACCGGAAATATTTCTGACAAAACAGTTGAATTGTTGGAAAATATAATATAAAGTAGTATTAAATGGCATCTACTCGTAATAAAAATACTTATGGAAATTATTGTTTAGAACAAAAACAATATTCGCAAAATGCACAATACACATTATATGCGAATTCTCAATATGGAGAAGCATATAATACTTGTTTAGCAGGTAATGGCTTGAATCCAGGACAAATGCCTTGGAATACAATGTCCAACAACGCTGCTGATATTGAAACCTTTTTATTTGGTATTAATTCGACAAATTTGATTAATAATTCTCCACCAACATTAGTTCCTCAATTAAGACAATTGAATTCTGCGAATTTATATGAAAAATCAGTTGTATTTGTTCCAGAGCCATTGACTATTGAAAAACATCAGCGTCCTTTGCCTATCCCTTAGGATTTTTAGGAATATTTCAACAAATCATTTATATATGTCTTGTCATAAATTGCAAGTTGCGTGGTTCTATCCCAACAACTATATGTCATTATAACACGGTCTTCTTCCACAAGTAAACCAATACAATATTCAATAGTTTCTCCTTTAAATTTAAAAGGGGCTGAATATCTCTTTAATTTCATATTATTATCAAGGACAACTAAACAATGATAATAATGTCGCGGTTCTTCATACGATACAATATGAACAACAAACCATATCTCATCTTCATATTTCGAGCCACAGGTTGAACCACGCGAAAGAGAGAAAAATGCCGGCATTTCAATTTCTTTTACAAGTCGTATTAAATTATCCTTTTTGTCTAATTTACACAATTGAAGAGGATGCCATTTATAAATAATATGTGTCTCGTTATTATATTCAGTAAATACCCAATTCTTTTCACAATTACTAGTTGTAAATGCTGTATTAATTTCATTAATATCTGTTATTTCCTCCGAATCTAAATCATATTTTCCATAGACAATACCAATCTTATTATTTTGATGGTATCCTGTTCCAATGTAATTAATTTCTCTCTTTTCATTATCCAACCCATTATTATCCAACACATTATCCAAAGAATTCTGGAAAATACGCAGATCTTCAATGCCAATATATCTCCTGTCTACATAATCTTGATTAAATTGTTGCTCTTTCACAATTGTAAAATCAGAATCTAATACAACATATTTATTTATTGTTATAATATGTTTTTCACAATCGTGATAGTTGCCATTATTGTCAATTAGGTAATTCACCATACGCACATTCATTACATATTGATTGTCTACTTTAATAATAGAAGAAGAAGAAGAATACATTTTCATTACGTGTGTACCAATCAATAAGTGTTTTATACTCGTTAAATCAATCATTCTTAACGGCTCCAATATTTGTTTATAAAATTTCGTGTTTGATAATACATTATTGATAATATTTGTATCTTTACACTCGTTTAACACAATCATCAACTCATTGTTAATATTTGTTATTCCAACATAACACGCACAAATTGTATATTCATAATATATTTTATATGAATATACAGATGCTTGTAAAAACAAATAATCATCAATCTTTAATTTTTTATCAAAGATAGTTTTGCAAATGTTATAAATATCAATAGCCAATTTCTGATTACCTTTAACTCTATAATAATGGAGTATTTCGTGCAATGCTTCCAATCTTTCAGGCAAATAATTATATGCTTCTAACCAATAATAAATAGCATCTGATATTTTTTTCATTTTATTATAACATAATCCTATTCTATAATAACTATACCACACTTCTTGATTCCAACCACCTAATGCGATGCGTTTTTTATACATTTCGATTGCATCTTCATTTTTTCCCAAATCGTGATAACTGTTTGCCAAATAAAAATGATATCTCACATTTGTAGGCTCCTCAGCAATTCCATTAGTTAATAATAAAATATCTCTTTCAAATTTGTCTGATTTACAACCGCCATCTCCATAATCATTAATAAACAATTGAGTTTTATCAATACCTATTGTTCTGTTATTACTTGGAGTATTAATGTATTCGTGTGTAACACCCACATATTTATACAATCCATTGTTTTTTACAATTCTCATATTTTGATAGTAAAACTGGTCTGAACCTTGTAAAATATAGAACGAATCAGACATTGACAACATATTTTTATTGAAATTGCGAATATCTAATATCATATCAGCATCTAGTAACAAGACATAATCTGTCAATCCAATACAATTCAAAAGAGAGAAATTACGATTGTATTCAAAATTCTTGAATGGTTCTTTTATTATTTTCCCTTTAATGTTGTGTTTCTCGAAAAATTCCGTAATGATTTCACACGTATTGTCTGTTGAACCAGTATCGCAAATACAAAAAGCGTCAATGATTGGCAATACAGATGTTAACAATCTATGAATAATTTTACTCTCGTTTTTTACAATCATATTTAAACATAATGTCGGATTCGCCATTTTATTTAATTGTAAAAAACTTTAAATAGTTTCGTCCATTATTATATACATGGCATTTACAAGATTTAATTATGATGAATCTAGAACAAAAAAACAATTACAACAATCAACCGACCCAGGAAGATGGGTAATGAATGTTCCGGGAAATGGTTCCCATCCTTGTTATATCGAAGACCCGCAAATTATTATTCAAAAATGGGGTGCAAATTTAAGAACAAATACAATTAATTTAGAAAGCGAACTTTTAGGAGTATCTAAACCTCTGAATCGAGATTGTTTTAATGTAGACAATTATACCAAATACAATGTTCCAAATGACAAAATCAATTATCCTGATTGTAAAAAGACAATTACTGAACAATCTAGAACAATCATGCCTGCTTGGACTGCAAGAGATTTGGAACAAGTTGATTGGTATTATCCTCCTTTAAATCCACAAGAAAATGTATGCTTACCTTTTCAGAGTAATTTAAATACACGAATTTTAGAAAAAGATTATTTTCAGAGAAAAATCATAAATAAATAATAAAATATAATAATATGGAATTAGCATTACCAATTTTAGCTCTTGGTGGTCTTTATGTTATATCAAATCAAAATTCGACATCATCAAAACAAGAGAATTTTCAGAATTTAAAACAACAAAATCAATATTTACCAAACACACGAGTTCCTCCACAAAATTATCCTGTTTCAAATAAAGCACAATTAGTAGATACAGTTCAAGAATATCCGAATCCGAATGCAGCAACTGATAAATATTTTAATCAAAATTATTATGAGAAAAATGTGTCAGAAGGAAAAGCTGTAGGGAAAAATCCTCCCCAAATATATTCATTAACTGGGGATTATTTAGAAGGAGAACAATTTAAGCATAATAATATGGTGCCCTTTGTCGGAGGAAAAATACAAAGTTATACTTATAAAAATAATATGGCAGAATCTATTTTAGACAATATGAATGGAACAGGCTCGCAACTTATTAAAAAAATAGAACAAGCACCTCTTTTCAAACCACAAGACAATATTCAATGGGCATATGGAACACCAAATAATAGCGATTTTTATCAATCAAGAGTAAATCCAGGAATGATTTCAAACAATGTTAAGCCATTTGAATCTGTTAATGTAGGACCAGGATTAAATCACGGTTTTACAAGCAGTGGAAACAATGGATTCAATTCTGGGATGGAAGCACGCGATTCTTGGTTGCCGAAAACAGTGGATGAAATGCGTGTTGATACAAATCCAAAATTGGAATTTATGCTTACAAATTTAGAAGGACCTGCTGGCGCTCAAGTGAAAAATCTGGGAATGATTGGTAAAGTAGAAAAACAAAAACCGGATACATTTTATTTTAATACGCAAGATAGATGGCTTACTACTACTGGTGCTGAAAAAGGCGAAACATTGAGACCTATACAAGAAATGGGAATCATTCGTCGCAACAATGTCGCTACCAATTATACTGGACCTGCCGGAAGTTTAGAAGGACAAGCCGGTTATACCCCCATTGAATTTGAAAAATCTAAACGTAATGAATTACCTGCCAGTGAACCCAATCATTGCAGTGCTGTAGGAAGCGGACCCATTGATGATGGCGATAATTTTTTGAAAAGTCATACAAATTATAAAAATCATCGTTCTACTATTGAACAACCTAATACATTAAGAAGCGGGTTTAGTGGGGCAATTGGAGCAGTTATTGCTCCATTAATGGATTTTTTAAGACCATCTAGAAAAGAAGATTTTGTAAGCAATGTGCGAATATATGGGGAAGCCGGCTCTCGTGTTCCAAGCAATTATGTATTGAATCCAAATGATGTGACAAAAACAACCATTAAAGAAACCAATATATATTCGTCCACATTTAACATTAACAATCAAAAAGAAGGCGTATATGTTAATAATTATGTTCCCACAGACTTGACACAGAGAGACACAACTAGTTGTTCTCAAGTGGGAAATGTAGGAATGCAAAATGGGACAATGGTTTATAACTCGGCTTATAATCAACATAACAATGATATTAAATCTTCTACTATTGACAATCGGGCAAATCAAGGAGGAACACAAATGTTTAATCAACAAATGAATGTTAATATTGCTAGACAAGATAGCGATAGATATAACAATCGCCTTTTTACACCTTCGTCTGTGATAAATCGTCCTCCAATGAAAGAGAATTATGGGAAAATTAAAGGACATCAAGATTATGATGAAAATAAAATCGGATGTGAGAGAATTCAAGGCGATTTATTGAATGCCTTTAGAAACAATCCATACACACATCCATTAACCACGAGTGTTTAATTTCTCTCTATTATATATGGAGGCATATACAAGAAAACATAGAAACGGCAACTATTCAACTCGCATTGACATTCCTGGTTTAATAAAATCTAGATGTTGGAAAAATGGCAAACGAGTAAAATGTTCGCGAAAACCACGTATCAATTCTATTAAAAAAACACAGAGAAATAAATCTAAATCTGGATGTTGGAATAATGGCAAACGTGTGAAATGTTCGACACTTATTCCGTCGTGGTTAAAACCCTTTAATAATTTAATCCGTCTTAAGTGAAAATATTTTTGAAATAAAATGCGGAAATATGGCAAACGCGGAAATAACAAATCAACTAAGTTTAATATTAAATATAAAAAGATTCATTACTATTAGTTTAATGTTGAATATTCATACTGAAATAAAAGATAAATTAAATTATTTTTGCTCAATTCATAAAATTCCAAACATTTTATTTCACGGACCATCTGGTTCTGGAAAACGAACCATTGTTAATAATTTTGTTTCAAATATATATAACAATGACAAGGAAAAAATTAAAACATTTGTAATGTATGTGAATTGTGCACACGGCAAAGGCATAAAATTTATTCGTGAAGATTTGAAATTTTTTGCTAAAACACATATAAATTCAAATGGTGGATATACTTTTAAAACAGTAATGTTGTTAAATGCTGATAAATTGACAATGGACGCACAATCCGCATTACGACGATGTATTGAATTATTTAGCCATAATACACGATTTTTTATTATTGTTGAAGATAAATATAAATTGCTGAAACCAATTATATCTCGTTTTTGTGAAATATATGTGCCTGAACCTGTGCATAACGGCAATTTGATTAATTTGTATAAATATAATTTAGAATTAACTTTTGGAACAAATCCAACAAAATTACAGAGAATAGAATGGTTAAAAAACGAATTGAATAAACACGCAAAAAAAACATCTATCGAATCATTAATTGAATGCTGTAATAAATTATACGAAAAAAGTTATAGTGGATTAGATGTTATTCATTTAATTGAAAATGTAAATTTTATGGAATTTAATAATGAAAAAAGATATGAACTTCTTGTCGCATTTAACAAAGTAAAGAAGGAATTTCGCAATGAGAAAATATTATTATTATTTATTTTAAATTTTCTTTTTTTAAATTCGGATTTTAATTTGGAAACAATATCTTTTATTTAACCCCTTGAAAAATATTATTTGTATTTGTTTAATGATGCGATATTTTATGGAGTATAAAATATCACAATAATAAAATGGACGATTTTAACGTTTCTTCTCTCCATGAATCCAAAAATGAATGGGCTGCAAGGTTGATTAACATTTTCACACCATTAGTCATTGAAGGATATAAATCTATTTTTAATGAAGCATTACAATTATGCAAACAAAACAATGAAATTGATAAATATTTAATGACATTTCAAAATTTTATTTCACGAGTCCCTAAATGGAATACCGCTATTATTGAACAAGAGAGAAAACGAATAAACGATAAAAGTGGTTGCGGATATTTAGAAGATTTGATTACGTGCGTTCATATTATTCAACTTAAAATTTTGACATCTATGCGTGCTGGAAACAAGCAGAAAAAAATTAACATAACTATTCCAAAATTGGACGAATTCATTCATAAAATATATATTAATGTTGCACGAAAAGTATACAAAAATGTCTATTTGTTTGAAATAAACATTCCTCCTTTGCAAATACAAAAATATCAGAGAGAACTTGAAATTATTGTCCAGGAATGTATTTTAATCACAATTCGTGAAAGTATTCCCGTTGAAACCATTTTAAAAGCATATATGGATGAAACTATCGAAGAAGAAGTCATTGAAGAAATTAAAGAACAATTGATTGAACCTCCTCCTCCTCCTTCTCAAATAGTTCATCCTAGTAGTTCTGCTCATAGTTCTGTGTCGGAACACACATCTTCCGCATCATCTTCTTCATCCTATTCAGAACAAAGTGGAACAAAATTGAAATTTGATGACAATGACCATTATTTAGACACAAATAACAATAAATCATCTGTAAATGCTCCTAAAACAATTGACAGATTAGAAGAAATTAGTAACATACGTGCAAATCAACGAAGAATTGAACAAGAAAATGATGATAATGATAATGATGAAAGAATCACTATTTCTAACAATGATATTAGTTTAGATAATTTAGATATACAACATATTTCACTAGATATGGACGAATTGCCTGACTTGCTGAAAGATGAAATTGAAACATTGAATTAATATTTATCATTTTCTTGATTTATTGTCTTTTCTTGATTTATTGTGTTTTCTTGATTTATTGTGTTTTCTTGATTTATTGTGTTTTCTTGATTTATTGTGTTTTCTTGATTTATTGTGTTTTCTTGATTTATTGTGTTTTCTGGATTGTCCTTTAGCATTAAAATATCTTTGTTTTTTTATTGCCCTATCATTTGTTTCCTGAGTTGAATAGAAAACACGACGACCAACTGGTCTGCTTGGGTCTTCATTAATTTGACCATTACGATCAAATAATACTTGACCAACTGATGTGCTTGGGTCTCTATTAATTTGAATACCATTACGATCAACTAATCCTGAACATGAAAAATCATATAAGTTTATTTTTTCAAAATGCATAACTTTAAATATGAATTCTAATAATTCTGACCTTAAAAAATATCCATACTCACCCATTTTTTCTTTTATAAAATTTTCAATAAATTGTATCTCTACTCGCGGATCTATTGAATGTATATATATTATTCTAAATTTTTCATGAAAAATTCTTTTAAGATCATGCACTTGGTCATCATCAGTATACATTTTTTCTATATAAGTTTTTACCTCAACTAAATCGCTCATTGTTAAATTTGTTAAAGGATATTCATTTTTTATATGTTGAGTTAATAAATCTGTTTCTCCTGCTTGGCGTTTGTCTATTGGTATGACGCGGACTGTCTTGGTGTATGAGTATTGTCCAGGGTTACAATTATCTGATATATAAAGTTCTTTTTCTGGTTCTACAAGGCGTTGAGCATCATGCGCCGCTTCAAAAAAACCATCCGGAGATGAAGAATATGCTTCTTCCTTAATACCGTGAGGGACATTATACACCACCAATTCATTATCCGGATCACCCTTATCCATATTATTCATAATCATACCTCCGTGAAAATGAATAAATAGTGTAATTTCTTTATTTTTGTTGTCTTCTGATTTACGCATAGATGTTGTGTGTATATCTTCTCGTGTTATCGGTTGATGATATGTAGCAAGAGTTGGGTCTTTTTGTAAAGCTTCGTATTGTTTAAGCAATCGTATTCTCTCCTTTCGGTCTTCTTCTTTATTCTTAGCTTGAGTATTTTCTGCAGCTCGGTCCATTAATTTTTCTAATTCCTCCATATATAATATAATAATATTATATTGCATTGCGTAAAAATCGTATTTAGAATAAGTATAATAATAATATGTTTGCAATTGCCGGAATTATTTCATTTATTTTTTTAATCGCGAAATTTATTGAAATGAGATTTATTGAGAAAGAAAATAAACCTCTAAAAATAATGATACGCGATGCGTTATTGGTTTATTGTTGTGTTGTGGTTGGATTGTTTTTATATGAACAAGTCTCTCCTGCAAATATTGAAATAAAAAGTCCGAATGTGTTTACAGACAATCCGGGATTTTAAACCATTGCATTGAATGTAAATAAATATTCGCCTGTTTAATTATCTGTTTTTCCTTCCATTAAACATCATATTATTTATAATATTAAAAATTGAATTAAAATTTAATATTATAGTTAAAGTATAAAATGAACAAATATACTTGTGAAAAGTGTGGCAAAGAATTTAAAACTAAATCTCCATTTACACGACATATGAATAACACAAAACCATGCAATGATAAAGTCGCCGAAACGCAAAAAACACGAATTCCTAAGCCAATATTAAAGTGGGTTGGTGGAAAAACACAGATATTAGATAAACTTATTAGTGAATTTCCAACTGAAATTCATAATTATCGTGAAATATTTTTAGGAGGAGGAAGTGTTTTGTTAGCATTGTTATCATGTGTAAAAAATGGCATGATAAAAATACACGGAAATATCTATGCGTATGATTTAAACGAACCTTTAATTTATGTATATAAAAACATTCAATCAAATCATGATGAATTGTATAATATTATACAAACATTAATAACAGAGTTTAATTCTTGTGGAAATGGCGAAATAAACAGAACACCCACAAGTATCGATGAAGCCAAAATAGCAAAAGAAAATTACTATTATTGGGTTCGCTGTGAATATAACAAATTAGGAGGTGATGATACAAGAAGTGTGTTAGGTTCCGCAATGTTTATATTCTTAAATAAAACGTGTTTTAGAGGCGTTTTCAGAGTTGGACCGAGAGGATTCAATGTTCCTTATGGACATTACAATAATCCTGAAATCATCAACAAGGAACATTTATACGAAATACACGAGCTCATACAAAATGTCATATTTGAATGCTGTGATTTTAGCATATCATTAAACAATATTGAATCAAACGATTATATATATCTTGACCCGCCATATAATAAAGAAACAGATACTTCATTTGTAGGATATACTGAAAATGGTTTTGATATTGAAAAACAGAAACGATTGTTTCATTTGTGCGATGAATTGGATAATAGTAAATTTATGATGAGTAATTCAAATACCGATTTTGTAAAAAAACATTTTCCAGAAGAAAAATATAATGTTCAATCTATAAGCGCAAAAAGAAGCATAAATAGTAAAAACCCAGAAGCAAAAACAACCGAATTAATTATAAAGAATTATTAATCCAGAGGTCAACTGTTTCAAAATAAGTTTCGTCATCTCCAAATAATACAGCAATTTTACTTTCATTTAATATTGCATTTAATACTGTATATTTTTGTTCATTAGAGGTTATTTTTTTCTTTAAAAATTCACTAACACATAAACAATACTGAACTTCAAACTCTTCACCTAATATTAATTCATATTCTCGTTTTAATGATGGCGCTGCCCATAATTTTGTTTCTATTGATCCGCTAACATTTTGTTCTTTTTTCTCTAAAATTTTAATTACTTTTTTACGTGTATTGTATTCAATAATATACGCTTCGTCAGGACATCTAAATAACTCAATGTTATATTTCAGTTTCATATATATTTTCAATCCATTTTGTAATACAAACACAATTGATTTTTCTTCAAACGTTTTAGTTAAATAATAATCGAATATTTTATTAGTTTTATTGGGTTTTTGTGTAAATCTTATTTTAATGTATCCAACATCTAACAATCTTGGTTGATTATCTGTTTTTTCTTCAAATTTTTTACCATACAGATTTGTATTTGCACCGCCACCACCAGTTCCTTTGTTTATAATCATTTTCATTGTTGATTCACTTTCAATTTCGGTGTTCATAGTTAATTGTTAATTTATGTTGGCGGTTAAGCATTTCAATTTTATAATAAAATTAATTTATTATAAAATCACACCCCATTATATTTTGTAAATTAATCGCAGTTATTTTTGCCGGGTTAAATATGTGGAATCATCGCATCAATGTTTACAAGAAAATCTAAGGAGACATCTTTTTTCGTTGATAAAAACTGTTTGAATTCTTCTCTCTCTAATTGTGCCTGGGGAGTATGATTATGCACACACCTAGCAATCATTTTATACAATTTAAAATCAGGATATCGTTCTGTGCCATTGTTTTTATATAACAAATTTACACCTTTGTCGTCTAAACACCACTCTACAATTAATCTCACTAATGGGCTGCATTTTTTCAAATTTTTAACATCATTTATATCATCTACTACATAATCAAATATAGAACATGCCAATCTACATAAATCAAAACTATAATTCGGGTCTAATCTTGGCTTTTTGTCATTTAAAAAAGGTTCTGTATTATATTGGGAAGAAGCATCGCCTTTATATTCAAAACTATCGCTACAAAATAGCTTGTTTTGAAATTTATAAATACTTCTTCCGAAATCTATGATTTTGAAAATTCTGCCAAATGTCGGCACTTTATAATATTTATTTTTATACAAATAATAGACATATTTTAATTTTGTTTCACAATACATAATATTGTTTGTATGCAAATCATTATGTGTGAGAGAAAACACCTTTTGATATGTTATCAAAATCATAATTATTTGTGTGAATGCTGCAAACCATTCGTTTTCATCTTCAAAATTGTCATTTAAAAGGAGCTTCGCTCCTTCATGATGATTTCCGCTTTTGGGCAGAAATTCATTTAAAATAAGACTGTCTAGGGTATTATCACATTTTTCCATACAAATTACATGAACCGGAAATTCTTTTATTGTTGCCTTGAGTTCTTCTTCATCATCTTCTTCATCACTGCTTCCACTATTACTGTCATCATCATTTGCGTCGTCTTCTTCATTATCTTCTTGCTTATCCTTTTGACCATCATCTTTATCGTCATTTTCATCGTCATTTTTATTATCATCTTCATCGTCATTTTCATCAGCATCCTTATGTTGTTCTTGATTATCTGAATTTGATGTATAAGAAGACCTTGATGAAAAAGATGATCCTGATTTCAATGTTGTTGTAAGATTTGATGAATATGTCTCCATAGTTGAATGTGTAATATCAACCAAATCTAATGATAAATCTTTTACATTGTCCAGAGTTAAACAATTTTCATCAAATACATTGTCAAATAAATTATCTGTAATGATGTCTGCATCTGCATTTATATTCACAGATTCACTCGTATTAATTTTAATAGGCTCTTTTTTGTCAAAATTATCTTGAAATAAATGTTCATAGTCATCTACTGTAAATAATTTATTTTTGTGTTCATTAAAAAAAGGGGATTTCATTAAATATTCAATGTCATCCTCTACATTAATTCTATATTTTTGTTTAATAGAGAGAAAAGAACCATAAAAATCTACACCATTGATAAAATTATTATTATGAATTAAAAAACTGGATAAATAGACAAACAATCCATCCACATACGCCGCATTGTTTACATCCAACATTTTAGAATGCACCAATTGTTGTTCTGTTTCTTGGCGTGTTGGCAAATTAAACAAATTTGGATTGCTAATGTCATATTTACCCAATAAATATTTGTATGGGTCCAGAAGCGGAGCATATTTAAAAAACATTGGTTTTGATTTAACTTTTTGACTATTTATATTTTTAACATTTCCTAGATAAGAATTGTCTTCGTCGTAAATTTTTTCTTTTACAGAAGTTAAATACCAAGTATGATTTAAATTCACATTTCTATAATTTGATTCAGTTAATGTGAAAAATCTATCATATAATGGTATATAATTTTGCGTTTTAGAGAGAAATAAAGTATTTTTGTTTTCTAAAGTAAGAAATAATTCTTGATTTTTTCTTTTTTGATAATTCACATTAAATATCATTAATAGGTATTTAACATATAAATTATATTTCTTTTTAACTTATTATTGAGTTTCTTTCTTTATTTCTCCTTTTCTCCTTTTCTCTCCTTTATTGATTTATTGATTTATTGATTTATTGATTTATTGATTTATTGATTGCGTAATTATTATTATTATTAAAACCGGTATTAATATAAATGTCGCTAGAATTGAAAAAATTTGATATGAAAAGTATTTCTTTTAAACCAAATGATTCTAAAGGACCAGTCATTTTCTTATTAGGACGACGAGACACAGGTAAATCGTTTTTAGTGAGAGATTTATTGTATTATCATCAAGATATCCCCATTGGAACTGTCATCTCAGGCACAGAAGAAGGTAATGGATTTTATGGCAAAATGGTTCCTAAACTATTCATTCACAATGAATACAATACCGCCATTATTGAAAATATATTGAAACGTCAGCGTTCTGTATTGAAACAAATCAAAAAAGAAATGGAAACTTATAAAAAATCCAATATCGACCCACGCACTTTTGTCATTATGGATGACTGCTTGTATGACAACACTTGGTCTAGAGATAAAATAATGCGATTACTTTTTTTAAATGGACGTCACTGGAAGGTAATTTTAATCGTAACTATGCAATATCCTTTAGGCGTACCTCCTACTCTCCGCACCAATATAGATTACGTTTTTATACTTCGAGACAATTATATTGCAAACCGCAAAAGAATTTATGAGAATTATGCAGGTATGTTTCCAACATATGAATCTTTTGCCCAGGTGATGGACCAATGCACTGAGAATTATGAGTGTTTAGTCATTAATAACAACGTAAAATCCAACAAATTACAAGACCAGGTGTTTTGGTACAAGGCAGAAGCGCACAATGACTTCAAATTGGGGTCAAAAGAATTCTGGGAATTGTCCAAAGGTGTGCAATCTGACGATGAAGAAGAACAATATGACCCTGCTAATACAAAGAAACGCGGTCAAGGTCCGAAAATTAATGTGAAAAAGACAAAGTGGTAGAAGCATTCATATTGCTTTAAAAATTTGATTCTAAAAACGAAAGCAAAAGAACTTAAGATATACACCATTTACATATATAATATGATGCAACAAGCGTTGAACATTGTTGACCTTATTGAAACAAATCCCATCACAAGGTTAAATCATACACTGAGCAATGATGGATATTATGGAATGTCTTTAAAAAATGAAGATGAAAAACATTATAAAAATACAAGTAATACTGGAAAAAAATTGAAAAGAGAGATTCTCATACAGATACAGTATTGGAAACATATGAAACCATTGCCAAAGCAAAAGAGGAAAATAAAATTAGCACAATGAGTCACGCTATAAAAACAAAAAGAATATTTAAGGATGAATATTACTTTTGTCTTGCCAAGAGTTAAATACAAAACTCTAAAAAATCGGTTCACTGTCAGAATAATACATTTTGTCCCCTTTTTTAATGTTAAAGATGGCTTTGAAATAGGGTGAGCGCGACAATGGCACATTTACACGATGTTCATTTAACGAATGAATATTATTTCTGCTCAGCATTTTCATTGTGTATTTAGACATGATGCTTTTCATTTGATATGCATAAAAAATATAAAAGTCTATCATCTTTTCTTTTATAACAACATTTGGAAGTTGGTTTAATTGGTAATAATCAAGCAAATATGTTTCACAAATATTTACTCCCATAATGTCTGCAATGTTTTCTGTAATATTCATTTCTGGGTGAAAATCTTTATTTTTATTTTCAAATAAAAAATATTGTAAATTGATTTTATCTTGTATTTTTTTATATTTTTTTCTATCAGCGTCGGTCCACCAATTAAATAAATTACCGTGTAAATCATAATTTGAACCGTTGCTATCTAATGAATGAGACAATTCGTGTGCCAAAGTGAATCCAAAATAAGCCATGTTATATTCAAATCCTAATCCTGATAAATTAATAAATGGTTCTTGAATATATCCTAATGGAATATAAATTGAGTTTGAATCAGGTTTATATATTGCGTTTACCATATAAGATTCATTGCCGGTATATTCTGTATGGGACAGTTTCCAATTATTTTGAATTAAATCAATGACATTTTCTCCGATTAACATTAAAAATTGATTAAATTTCATAGTAGAAAAATCCAATAAATTTTGCCATAATTCCGAATTGTTATAATCAATATCATAATCATTTGAAATTGTTACATTGGAACCAACTATAATTTTTAAATTTTCTATTTTTTTCAATGCGTAATCACGAGTTTTAGATGCCATCCATTTATTTTGTTTAATAATATTATAAAAAACTATTTTTAAATCATTGGACATGTTTGTAACATAATTAAATGTATCTGCATTGTAATATTTTTGAACATATAATTCAGATAATAATTTGTTAAATGCTTTTAATAATATTCTAATCGCATATGTATCAACATTATAATTGGATGAATGTTCTAAAAACTGTAAATAATAACTTGTGCTAACCTCTTTCCACGTATGAGTGTATCTTAAAATTTGTCTAATATATATATAAATCCAGAATGGTCTCCACTCTTCAGTGTGCCATTCATTTGATAATAAAGTAGACACATTTTTTAAGTAATTTAAATCTGGTGTAATAAAAAAGTCAGGAACATTTTTTATTCCTATTTCTCTAGACAATTCATCCCAATTAAAATTATATTTTTCTAATGATTCTGACTTTAACACTTTATTATATCCCATCTGATTGTTTTTTGAAAATTCATCTCCTGAAAAGCAAAAAAATATTTTTTCGAAACATTTAAATAAATTATCTATATTTAGATTGTGATTTTTTCCAAGACATGTTTCAAATAATTCGTGTAAATATTTCATATATCGGGATTTACAGTTGCATTTTAATGTTTTGTCTTTTGTAAATACACCTAAATCAAAAACAAAATTTTGCGGATAAATGTAACAACAGTATTTATTACTATTTTTTTTATCAGGTTGCACTTCAAACACAATTGGGCTATATGTAGATATAATAGAATTTTTATTAATCATTGCAAGAATTTTCCACAAGTTGGATTTGTCCTTTCGTAATTCATCAATATCATTAATTATGTTAGTTATATATATCTTACTTGATTTTATTGAATTTAATGTTAACGCTGATTCAAATAACCGCTTCATATTAATTGCCTCTTTTGAAGAATTTGTTTTTATATATTCTTTATAAATCTCAATCATTTGATGATATACTTTGTCTTGAACTATTCTAAAATTATCATTTTGAGTAATATATGAAGGAATTTGTATTTTATTATTATATATGTTATCATTTGTATTTACATAATGATAAAAATTTTCAGTTGCTTCTGTAAAATTTTCTTCATTAATAAATTTAATGAATGATTTTTTAAATAATGGGTTTTTTACAAAAGTTGATTCAAATGAATTATAATCTTTTGAATTAGTATTACCACATACCATAGTTCTTTCATTTAAATTTAAATTTAATAAGAGACTTTTCTCAATATTATTTTTTGAAGTTATTTTGTGTTTGTGTGTCATCCTTTTGGATTTTTTTGTTTTAATAGGCATTATATATTAAAACAAATATTAAATTACTTTTTTTTTGTAATAATGTTGTCTCCCTCAAACAACTCTTTTCTAATATCAGCTGTTGATATTTCATCACTTTCTTCTCTCAATTTATGTTCCTGAGTATTTACTCCAATCAAATTGCCATTATCATCGATGGACTGAGTTAATACATTCCCCGATTTTTCTGCATTTTTTATATTTTCTTCGATAGCTTGTTTTTTTGTCTCTTTTACTCGCTGTTCAAATGCATTTTTTGCGTTTGTTTCATTCTTTGTCTTTTCGTGCATCAGTTTATTCAATTCTTCTTCCATATATTCAACACGTCCCGTTTTATATGCTTCTGGTTCCCAAGGCATCCATAACCCAATTGGACCCACAAATACATCATGATTCGGGTCAACTTCTCTTAACATTTTACATCTTAGCTCGGCTTCTTCCAAAGTTGGAAACACCCCACGAATTTTTAATCCTCGTGTGCTCGTCTGGAAATTATGTTCAACACCAAAATTTTTTTCCAACTCTTCTTCATTGTTATCCAAAAAAGTTTTGTATTCATCTTCGATTATTAAATTTGTTAAATTAGAACGCTCTTCTTTTACAAACTCTTTAAAATCTTCTGTCATGTCGTTAAAATTGATGTTGTATTTGAATGATACAAAATTCAAAAATTGTATAAACTTTTCCATTGATTTTGTAAAATCCCACTTCTTTAGGAATTCTTGAAAATAAAAAATTTCCTTTTGCTTTAGAATTTTTTCTGGAGACACAAACGATACACATACGAATTTTTGTCCAGCTATAGGCTTGTCTTCTTCTAGCAAATCCACATATTTTTTATTCTTTTTACCATTTTTAGTAAGCTTCCTTTCAAAATTGGTCGGTTTAGGAGGAACAGGAGGAGTCGCCGGCATTTTTTCACTCATTATGTTTAGTTGTTTTGTATTGTTTAAGTTTTTTTCTTATTAATTAAGTTTTTAATTAATTATGCAAGTTTTTTTCTTATTATTTAATATAATGAACGGATTGAACGGATTAGTAAATGTGAATGAATTAATCAAACGAATTATCAAGTATTTGGTTCAGGGGTTAATGGTTGCTATTGTTGCGTTTGCAATTCCTAAAAAGTCTTTAAACCTTGATGAAATTGCCATTATATCATTGACGGCGGCGGCTACTTTCTCTATTCTTGACACATTTTTGCCTTCCATGGCATCACCTGCAAGATTCGGTGCTGGATTTTCAATTGGTTCAAAATTAGTTGGGGGTCTCTAAAAGGAGCGTAGCTTCATTTAGACAGTATGAATAAATTCCCAATCTAATTCTTCGCATATTTGTTTCCAAATACAATCTTGCTCTATTCGCTTTTCAATGTCTTTTAACATTGGAAAATGTTGCAAATATTGTGTCTCTCCAAGCAATTCACACAATTTATAAGCGGTATAATAATAATTTAAAAAATTCACTCTATCATCGGGACAAAATTTGGAATAAGGTGCTTGTAATTCTATAAATAAATTACACAAGGTATCTTCCAATTCCGGAGACATTATGGGTGGTTTAATGCCCAACTTATCTTTAATAAATGGTATGTGTTCATAGTATTTATTATAACCCAACTTTTTCAATATTTCTTTTGTTTTATTGTTTGTTATATAAGCAATTGAAATACGCTCCTTTTTTATTTGTTGTTTAATGTTTTCAATGACATCCGGAGGTATCTGAGTAGTCTCTTTACCTTGAAATTGCGCCAAAATTTCTTTGAAATGATTTATTCTTTTGTATGCATAAAAACACACTTCTTTTGGTGGCTCTTTATATGAAGGTTTCTCATTTTCTATTAAATATGGGATGTTTTTAAAACACGCATTGCATATTAACATTCCATCATCCTCTAATGGAATCAATTCACCTTTAAAACAAAATTTACATATATCTGATTGACAAATAAATTGATTAATGTCTAAAAAACTGTCATCTATATTACTCAAATATTTATTTACAATGTTTGTTTGACTTTTATTGTCAGATGACTTGTCTTCATTTTCTGGACTTTTTATCTTGAAAAAATTGTCTAGCAATTTATTTTTCGTATTATGTTGTTGCTCTTGTTGAATTTCAGAAATGTTTTTTTTATTTTCAAAATAATCAAATATATATTTAGAATTATCCAAGTAATACGACTTTTTTTTATTTTTAAGTTCCTTTATGGATTGTTTTACTTCTGTGATTTTGTCTTGTATCTCCATGATTTGGTCAATGTTTTTTGAATGTTTTGACTTTTTTAATTTCTCTTCCAAAGAATGCTTCTCCTCCTTTAATTGAGGAATATTATCTGTTTCATCTCTTATAAATTCATTCAAATATTCATTATGTTTTCCGTCCAATGTTGTTGAACTCTTTTTATTCATCTTTATCTTTTTTTGGGGTTTAGGCTTAAAACTAGGCATAGTATGTTTATTTTTATTACTTTATTTCTCTTTTTTATAAATGGAACAAATTAAAATTAACAAAATTGATAAAAATGATATTGATAAAACTACATTACATAAAATGATTCTATTATTTAATGCTCTCGAAGACGGGTGGACCATTCAACGAAACAATCACTCATATGTGTTTTCCAAAAATCACGAGGGGAAAAAAGAGATTTTATTAGATAGTTACTTGTTGAAATTTATGAAAACAAATCTTGATTTAAGTAAAATATTGGAAAATTAATTCCGCTTTTAAACCAAGAAACCGCCAAAAGGGACTGGCGTTGCCGGGCGGAAATTATTTAAACCGAACTTTGTTCGGTCATGATGATTTCCGCTTTCGGGCGGAAATTATTTAAACCGGCGAAGATTTAATCAAGGGTTTATTATTTAAAAAAATTGATTTGGAAAATCGGCTTAAATAAGTTAGCACAATTAAAACAACCAACATTCTTGAAATTATGGATCTCATTCAACGCAAACTCTCTAAATCCGAATGGGAAACGATTGAAGTGCCAGTCTCTCCCAATGAAATTGAGGTATTGAAATTGATTATGAAAGGTAACGAAAATGTCAATATAAAATATAATAAAATCAATTCTATTTTCACATTTCTAAAAATAGAATATAGTTCTTCAATGGAAGATTATATATTTAATAAATATTTGGCAGATAAAATTAAAATGCTAATTAGAAAATACCGAGCAGAATATATTGTATTAACCGTAAACGCGAAACCTGTATTGAAAAAAGCAGACTTGATTCGCATTAGCAAAAACACAACCGAAAATCTTGAAAAAAACAATATTTACGAATATGTGTTATTAGAACACATTGAAAAAACATTAAAATATGCCTGTGAATCGCGCCATAGTTCAAAGATGGAGTTTCATTATTATACCTTGTATAAATTAGTTCGCAATAGTGTTCCTTTGTTGAATCGTCACGTTATTGACATTGTAAACACGATTTTAACACAGTTGGAACCATCTATTAGCATTACAAATATTATAGAAAATGCGGTGGAATATATTGAGAAAAATGATAACTTGTTGAAATATGGAGACATGATGCTCTACGAACACCAAAAAGAAATGTTTACTGTCTGTAAAAATCCAGATGCGAAATTGATTTTATATATCGCTCCTACTGGAACAGGTAAAACATTGACTCCGATTGGCTTGTCTGAACAACATAAAATCATATTTGTTTGCGCAGCAAGACACGTGGGATTAGCATTGGCTCGAGCAGCCATTTCAGTGAATAAAAAAGTGGCATTTGCATTTGGATGCACGAGTGCGGCAGACATTCGACTCCATTATTTCGCAGCAAAAGAATTCACGAAAAATAAAAGGAGTGGTGGAATTTGGAAAGTAGACAATAGTGTCGGAGACAAGGTTGAAATTATTATTTGCGACATTAAATCATATCTTCCAGCAATGTATTATATGTTGTCTTTTAATTCGCCAAGCAGTTTAATTACATATTGGGATGAACCAACCATCACATTGGATTATCCCGAACATCCATTTCACGCAATCATAAAAGAAAATTGGTCTTCAAATTTGATTCCAAACATGGTGCTATCTTCTGCCACATTGCCGAAATTACACGAACTTACAGACACTGTAAATGATTTTACTATGAGATTTAGTGCGTCTAATTCAACAGTGTATAACATTGTCAGTCATGACTGTAAAAAAACGATTCCTATTATCGATAAAAATGGAAATGTCATTTTACCACACTTTTTAAGTGAAGATTATGATGATATGAAATTGATTGTGGAACATTGTGAAAATTATTTGACATTGTTGCGATATTTTGACTTGAAAGAAGTTGTTCGATTTATTAGTTTTATACAAAAAGGTAATTATGTCTCTACTAGACATTCTATTTCGCGAAATTTTGCATCCATTGATGATATTGATATGAAAAACATTAAATTATATTATTTGAAATTGCTGAAAAATATTATTTCTGGAACGTGGAGCTCTATTTATCTCACATTGAAAAATACGAGAGAAAAACGGATTGTGCCAAATGAGACGATTGATTCAAAAGGTATTCGCAAAATTCGCAGCATTGGTCCTGGCATTGAGATGGCGACAACCGGTGCCAGTAAATATGCAGGTCAATCATTGTCACGAATGTCTAGTGAACAAACACACTCATCTTGTGAACAAGTCAGAGAAACAAACAGCGGCAATTGTGGTATATTTGTGACTACAAAAGATGCATATACTTTGACAGATGGACCAACAATATTCTTATCGAATGATGTTGAAAAAATCGCGAAATTCTGCATCCAACAAGCAAACATTCCTGCCAAAGTCATGTCTGACATTATGGAAAAAATAGAATTTAATAACAGAATTAATGATAAAATTAGCGTGCTGGAAAAAGATTTGGAAGATCACGATGCTTCCAAGGCAAAAGAAGAAGAGGGTGATGGAGAGAAAAAAGACCACAAATGCAATAGAAGTCAAAATAATGAAAGCCAAGTTGAAGCAGGAAAAATCAAAACACAGCTTGACACGCTTCGATCAATGATTAAAACAGCAACATTGAATGAAACATTCATTCCAAATAAAAATCTACATTTGAAAAAATGGGCTGAAGATTGTAATGTTACCGGAGCATTCTCCAGCAATATTGAAGAAGAGTTTATTAATGAAATTATGTTGCTTACAGGCGTAGCTGATAGTTGGAAAGTGCTCTTGCTTATGGGCATTGGTGTCTTTACAAATCACGAAAATATTGCATACACTGAAATTATGAAAAAAATGGCTGATGAACAAAAATTATACATTATTATTGCTTCTAGTGATTATATTTATGGAACAAATTATCAGTTTTGTCACGGATATATAAGCAAAGATTTGGATTTGACACAAGAGAAAATTATTCAAGCAATGGGACGAATTGGACGCAATAATTTACAGCAAAATTATTCTGTTCGCTTTCGCGATGATGAACAAATTATGAAATTATTTACAAGTAATACAGAAAAACCTGAAATTATTAATATGAATCGTCTGTTTAATTCTGCTCTTTAGTTTAGGTGATTTGATTGATTTGATTTGATTAGTTATCGTGTAGTTAGTTGTAGTTTATAGTTGTAATTTAAATAATATAATATTTTTTTCTACTATTATATTATCATGGCACAACGATATTATACTAGAAAAGGTAGAGGACCTTCTCACGGGTCTCGCGGGTCTCGTGTGTCAAAAAAGACGAATGTTGGAATACACTTGCCAGAAGTAATTCCTGGAAAATGTTGTGATGCAACAATGCACGGATTATATCAGTGGTATAAAGAAATGTTTGAAAAATTGGGTTGGATGGTGTTGGCGCAATCGCGTGGAATGACAGACAAAATACAAACATATCTAAACTCTTTACAGAGATTACATATGGCATTAGAACAAAAAATTTCTAAAATACACGATGCCGATAAGAAAGAAGATTTGACAATTATGTTGAAAAATGTCGAAGAACTTCTCTCTCATTCTCAAAAAGATTTTAGAATGTAATGTTATGGAAAAAAGAAGCCGTAATTTTAGCAAAAGATTGAGAAAATATTCGAATCCTGAAACAGCCCAACGTATGGCATATCGTTATCTTGGAAAAACTGCGAAAATCTACCCGTCTTCTAACCGAGAGAAAAAATATGATATTTATGACCCAATACATAACACGTGGGTTCATTTTGGACAACTCGGATATGAAGATTTCACCAAACATCGGGATTTGAAACGCCGTCGCAATTATTTGACGCGCAGTGGAAGAATTCGCGGCAATTGGAAACGCAATCCTTATTCTGCGAATAATCTTTCACGAAAGATTTTATGGTAGATAATCTTTCACCGAAAATAGCTAATTATTTATTTGTAAAAAAAGGTGTTTAATTAATTAAACAACCATGTCTCTAAATACGGTATTTCTTCGGCAAAGTGGACATCTATGATGTCCATAAGTTAAACACGTGGTAAAACACGTTCTACATAATTCGTGGCTACACGTCAAACGCAATCTAGCTACATTA